ATTTGGGGAGGGGGTGTGTTTTCAAAGACCTCCCCCTATACCCTTTTGCCAGCTCATGATATACGTTGATTAGTTTACGTTATCAATTCGTGTAGCTTTTTTATAATTATTAAAAGGATTTACAGAAATCCAAGCATCAATTGCTTGTTCAATCACTGCACTTTCTTCTTTTTCTGTTAATTCATCGAACTCAACATCAAATGTATCAAGAATTCGTGCAAGTATTCCACAAGAATTGTAACCTTTTGAAGCATCAAAGCAAAACCAAGAAGTAAAATCTTCAAATGGATCAAAAGGATTGTCAATTGTTGTCAACATAAACAGTTTGTTTTCCATTGATTATTTCACTCCTTTCAAGTATTTACTTACAGTTGTAGAAGAAACACCAAGCTTCTTAGCAATGTCATTCAACGTATAGTTAGATGAAGCCATAGCTTTTGCTCTTGCTACTTGTGTAGCTGATAAAGATGTAGTTATTCGTGGTGTAGCTCTTTCTCTAAGCTTATCGATGTCTGTATTATTAAGAATCTGTTTAAGTTTATTCTCGCTAATAGCACCAGCCTGAATAGCTTCCCATTCTTTGTCTGTAATTTCGATATTACGATTACGTCTAGCAACAGAACCTACTTCAGCTCTATATTTAGTAACTGCTCTTTGACTCTTCTTCTTAATGTCTTCTGCTTTCATGTCTGGATTAAGTTTCTTAGCCTCGTTAATCTCAGCATTAGCTAAACGCAAAGCAGCCCTTTCCCTAGTTGTGTTAAGGAGGGCGGTATTAAGCTTTTCTTCAAGAGCCTTTACTTCGTCAGCATATTTAGCCTTAGCCTGTGCGCTATATGCAATCTTACCCGTAGTCTTCATCTCTACACGAGCCTTATTACCAAGGGCCTTCATATCATTCGCATAGTCTGCATATAATACTTCCATAGGGTGTCTTGCTGCGGATACCAGGGTATATGCATCATCTGTTTCCGCCATCTTAGTACTCTCCTGGGTACGGGTTCTAACTCGATAGGAGATACTACCATCTTTGTTGGTATAGGATACCTCGCCTGTCACCGGGTCCTTCACCTCTACTGGGTTATACCTCTCATGGGCGTCCTTATCTTTGATATCGTAGGTTATCTTCTTACCATCCGCGGTACGTAATGTCATGGTACCGGTCTTCTTATCATACTTCCTATCCGGGTAGTATAAATCATCGGCGGTCTTCCATAATTTAGCACCCTCCGGTTTAGTTGGATCGTAATCCGGGGAGTCTTTCATGTTAATCTTGTATGACCCCTGTCGTTTATCTACGGATGTTTCACCTTTAGCACGAGATAGAATCGTAGCAGCCCCACCATATCCTACAATATTACCATCAGCATCAACTTTCTTCTGATACTTTCTCTTAAGAGCAGCAATGTCGTTTTCAATTTCGGAAGCTTTATAGTCCAGCTTATGTTTCTCAGCATCGATAACAACCATGGAATGTCTAACAGCTCTCGCTAATTCATCTTCTTTAGCTCCAGCCAATGTCATGTCTGTAATCAGATTTGAAACTTTGCCCATCTCTGTTCCAGTATTCTTCATGACTTTAATTTCCTGGCCGTTACGATAATAACGTTTATTACCTTCTTCATCGAGCTGCATAGTTGTACCATACGAAGTCTTAGGATCGAATCCTTCAAGACCTTTTAATGAATGAGTAGAAGTAATCTTTACCTTTCCACCAGCATCATGCGTAGGAATACACATAACCGTATCGCCATCGAAGTCTGCTCCAGATAATCGTTCCGCAACTTTAGCATTGATACCAACGGCATCTCCAACATCGCTTCCTAATATTTTATTCGCTAATGGGTTTTTGTTATTAACTGTTAAAATAGGAATCTCGAATGTTCCACCGTGAGGGTAACGAATTAAAGCGAGTTTGCTACCATTTTCATAGTTAGGTGCATATACTTCTGTTTCTTTCAGAGTATTAATCGGAATGATTACGTGATACTTCTGTCCTGGTAATGCAGCTGCTTTCAGATTTACGGCTGCTGAATCACAACTATCCGCAAATTTCTCCAACATATGTTTCTTAATTGTTGGGTTGTTGATACTACAATATTCTTCAAATTCAGCAAGAGAATCTTTTCTAGCCAAATCAAGCTGTTTCTTAGCCATAGCTCTACTCTGTTTACCTAAGAACTGTGAAGGTAAAGCGTCAGCCCATTCAGACCAGTCACCTTCGTCGGCACGTTTATTGATAAGACCGAGTTTCTTGTTTTTAACATTCGGGTCGGTTGCGCTACAACGTTTTCCAGTGTCAGCGTCATACCAATACTGTCCGCCCTGATCAGCATCTTTAATCGCAGAACCAAATGGATTATCTGGATCGTTCTTAATTTCTTTCATTACATCTCGTGGCGCCACATCTCTACCTTTGTTAGTGTTAAATACAACATCAACACCATCTGGTAAGTCGTCAGAGTAAACAGCCATACCTTTTAAATATCTATCGCCGTCTACTAAGATTCGTACCTGAGAATATCGGGATTCACCTAAGGATAAGTCTGCAACACCTGGTCTGATCTCGATAATACCGTCTTTTTCAATACCGGTTATTCCGTCAGGACCAGCATCATCTTTATAACGAATCATCAATCGACTAGAATCCATGCTTTCTGGGTATTTGAATTTCTTCTCGTATGTAACACCATCATCACGTGTAATATAATCGTTGATGGTTTTTACTCTATCGTAATCGTAGATTTCGCTATGTTTGGTTCCAGGTAAACAAAGAACTCTCTGGTTTGTCTGCTGTCCTGGATTTGTTGGCTGAGGAACACCGCCTTTATAAACTGGACATCCTTCAGCTTTCTCCAAATAATCGAGAGCCATATCAAGACGTTCTTTGGAGATTCTTAACTCTCGCTCAACACCTGTACCTACGTCGATCATACCTTTTTCTTCAAGCTGTTTACGTAAGAAATCTACTGTATTCATAGCTTGCTGCATACGGTCTTCTGATTTTGGATTAAGCAGAGAACGGATTGTTGATTCCGGCATTCCCATTTTTCTACCAATTTCAGTATAACCAAGACCATCTTCTCGTAAGGATTTGGCTGTTTCTACATTAAGAAGACGACGTTCATAATTCGCCCAACTTACCTGTCTACGATATTCGGTTGTCGTGAGATCCATAGATTTAGCAATTGCGTTATCACCTGTCCATGTTTTACCGTCTTTGTCTGTGTATGTAAAATTGGATTTCTTAAGCTCTTCGATTCGTCCGAGGAAGTCTCGGCTGTGCTGGTAAGGATCTTCCCCACTGCCATATGGATACCTCCCACTGCGGAATTTCATACCGTAATGAATGAGTTCTTCGTCGATGGAATAATCACCATCTAAAAATAAAGCTATTTCATCAGCTACGGATAACATCACATTTCCTCCTCTCGAACGTACTCTATATGATAACCGTGTAGTCTTTGTCCTTTTCGTTCCCCAGAAAGAACTCGACTAACGTTCCCTCTTGTGACACCTAAATAATTTGCGCAATCTTGGAGACTAGCAAATACTTGTCCTGTTTCAACGATTCTTACCGGGCGTTTGTTTACTTCGGTAGCTCGTTGTAAACCCTTTTTCCAATCGAGATTTCCACGCATTACCGCCCATTTAACATTTCTACTAGGTGTAACCCATTCGAGATTTATTACTCTATTGTCATTTCTAACACAGTTAATATGATTAACTTGCATACGCGGGTCAGAAGGTCTACCATAAAATGTTGTCGCAACCAGTCGATGAACCGATATTGGATGCTGTCCTCGTAACGACACCATGTGATAACCGTCCGGGTTTATATATCCGCGCAATATGCGTCCAGTATCTTTTTCTCTAACTTCGCCGTAAATACTAACTTCATAGTTAGGGAAATCGGGAATTGTAGCCCATACACCAGCTTCTGGATCTTCAAAATCATCAAAGATTGGTTCTTCATTCATTCTTACAGGATATCCACAACGTTTACAGAAACGACTTTCTTCATAATCATAGTCATCTTCATATTCTTCCGGATAATATTCATCGTAATTATCGTACTCGTCATAATATTCATCTTCGTAATAATCTCTCATAGTCTCACACCTCCTCTTCCATCTTTGCTAATAATTTATTTAAATGAATAATTTTATCCATAATAGGAGCTATTTCGTCAGCTTCTGGATTATGATATAAGATTTCGTCATTCTGATAGATTCGTAATTCGATCTGTTTGATTTCGCCAGGTTTGATCATATATTCGAGACAGAACAAAGCTACGTAAACCATAAGCTGTTCCATTTTTACCGCAGTCTTTCCTGTTTTTAAATCGTGAATTCGCAGGATACCATCTCGATAACAAATCGCATCGGCTGTACCAAAGAATCTTTCAGAATAAAACAAAACAACCTCTGTATCCATCTTGAAACCAATCGCATCGTTCACATACGCGGAAAGGGTCTTTTTGGATTTAGGTTGTTTAATTCCAAGATTAATAGTTTCGGCTGCCCATTCGTGTAATCTCGTTCCCAATTCGGCAGCTTTTTTGTTGTTGTAAACTTCTCTCGCTTTTTCATCATCATATCTGAGCCAGCTTGATTGACTCGGACTGAATGGAGCGTGAAGTCCAGCAAGATTGTGATGGTTGTTGAATTTCATATGTGTGTTCTCCTTCAATAAGTAAAATATAAATCTAACTCGTCTAGAACCTCGTCTTTATTCTCGGGATAAACAAATCGAGCAAAGGACATGTCGTCGAGTTTGTTTACATAGTATTCTTGGTTTGGTCTGTGTGAAGCTCTAGCACTCTGCTTAACTTCCAACATACACCATTTGTTTTTATAAAGTACAAGCAAGTCCGGTATACCCTGCAAACATGAGCTGTCGTTTTTTAACACGATACAGCCTGGAAATATATATTTTAGCTCTTTTATGAGTTTCGCCTGAAATTTACTTTCCAGCATGTGTGGTCTCCTTTCTATGTTGTATTTTCTAAAAACGAAAAGGAAAACGTAAAATATAGGCCAAAATTTGACCTTTCTACCTTTCTCTCATAAAATAGCATGTTCTAATAGCGGGTAAAGACGGAACCATAATTAGGAAATGATAAAAAAAAAGAGAGCCTGTAAAATCAGCACCCTCTTTAATCTTTTAAATATCAATCTACGAATCTAAAGTGTAATCCATCTCGCGTACGAGTTACCGGATTGTTAACGCATCTGCTAATCACTCGATAATTAAGTCCTGTGATTTCTGAGCATTCAGTAATAGATTCGAATATTTCTCCTGTCTCAACACATCTTACTCTCTTTTTAAAATGGTTATTGTTACACTTGCCGCTATCGTAAAAATATCTATATCGTTCTCCGCGTTCAACCCATTTCAGATTATTCGCATAACAATTAGTTTGATCATCATCTTTATGAACGACCATACTATATTCGGTTTCCCCAGGCACAAATGCTTCGGCAACTAGATTATGTACATGTTTATATTTTCTAAAACCATTATATAATAAAGTTACTCGCTGAATACCGTTAGCATCGAGACTCGGGTTTAAAATATACCCAGTATTATTATTTCTAATTCGCCCGTGGTCACTAACATCATAGTTCGGGAATTCCCTACATGTTTTCCATCTTTCCATCACTTAGTCCTTTCTATCTAATATTTCCAAGTTCCGAAACTGAGCATTTTAACACTCGTGCTATTTGTTCAATGCGATAGAAACTCGGAGTTGCTTTTGCGTTTAAATATTTACTGATCATAACTTGCGATATACCAGTACGTTCTGATAATTCTTCTTGTGAAATACAATTAACAAGTATTTTTTCGTTCAATTTCGCAGAGAATTTTTTACGCCATTTTTCTTCATCAATATACTTCTCATCATGTTCGTCAGGAGAATATATATCACATATAGTAGACCCACTATTCGATAAATTACGACATGTTTTATCCATCCATTTGAACAGTATTTTTTTACCATTTGATAATTTTATTGTAATTTCCATTTGTCCGCATGGATACCAATCGACGACAGAATCTATTAAATGTGGATAATGCATACCGAATTCCGTAAGAGCATAATCCCACATATTATTCATTTTTATAACAGAATTCATAATCACATTCCTTTCTTTTATCGAATAAGATCCGTAATGTCGCATCCTAAAGCATCTGCTATTTTCTCAAGATTATAACCGCTTGGTGTCGCTCGTTCGTTTATATATCTACTCAAACTTACCGACGATATCCCCGTAACATTCGATAGTTCGGACTGACTTATGTATTTATCATGCATGTTTTTTGCTAAGTTATTCGCGAATGCATGTCGCCATCCTGCTTCGTTTCTTTCCACATTAATTCGTAAGTTTTCGTTGTTTGATTCGTTTTTCAAACTTTCTTTAATTCGTTTTTCAGCATTATTCATTTTCATCTCTTTCTCCTTTAATTTGTTAATCTTGTAATTATTATGGCCATGTTAATTCAAAAAAAATATAAAAAAAAAATCCTCTATAGGTTGTTTTAACTTAATTTTAATTTCTTTAACTTTTGTTAAAACAATCACATAGTAATATTAAATATATATTTTTTCACTAATTATTATGACCATGTAAAATACATCCAAAAATGAGCGTTTTTCTCGATTTTTAGCTACTTTTTCTCGATTTTCGCGAATTATTATGACCATGTAAATTATTTTCTATGACCATGTAAATTATTTTCTATGACCATGTTAATTCCAGTTTTCATCGTCATTTTCCTCGTCTTCTAGGTCTTCATAATAATCTTCATCCCAATAATCATAATCAAAAAATTCTTCATTAGGTTCTGCGTTACTCGATTCCAATTCTCGAATATACATTTCTATGCCTCTTCGAATGATATCCGATTGAGTAACTCCATATTTTCTAGAAGCACTTTTAATTTTATCAATTTCGGAATCACTACATAAAGTCTTCAGATAATGACGTCTAGCTCCCTCCTCTCTCGGTCTCCCACGTTTTCTAGCCCCGTTTCTACTGTGTCTTTCCATAAATTCTCCTTTCTTTTTACGAATCTATATTTTAAAACAAAAGAGCCCGAGTATTTCTACTCAAGCCCTCTCGATTTAAAACCAATTATTCAACCATTTTCGGTCCAATTGCTAAAATATGTGTGAATTTGTGGTCTGTAGGAGCACCAAGTTCGATTAATAACTCACCAAATTTACCTAAATCAGTAGTTTTATACGCGTTTTCAATGGTCTTCATGTCATATCCGTTAGCCCAAATTCCCGGATGTGCGTGACTTGCAGACTTCAAAAACATGTCTGTTGTCTTACTACCAGGTCTGAGATATCCAGATGCTTTCCACCCAATGACTCCGCCTACAACTAAACTAATTCCGATTCCGGCCGCTATAGCGATTTCTACCTTGTGTTCTCCCCAAAATTCTCTAACTTTACTCATATTTCGTCTCCTTTTCTTTATTAAAAATTTTTATTTTGTTTCATAATAGCCTACGATTTTTTAGCGAAAAACAAAAGAGCGCTCAGATTTCTCCAAACGCTCTTCCCACAAATATCAACGATTTTCCATAAAGAATCTTGTACATTTTGTAACCATTCCTACTCGATATTGTTTAGCCTTAGAAAGCCCTTCTTCTTCCAGATTTTCATCGTTTTCCAAATACTCCAGTAAATCATCAACGGCCTCCTTATTATGAAGACTCATCGCATGATATGCCGCAGCTTTTCCACAAATATCTGTCAGATCCACAAGCGCTCCTATACCTAATACAATTGCTAAACCTTTCAAAATTTTCTTAAACATATTTCCATCCTCCTATAATTTTTAGTTTAATATTTGTCATAAAGGAGTATGTTTTCCACGCGACATTGCTTCTTCGATTGCTATACGTCTTTCTTCCGATGTACGAATAATATCAATCAGTTTTCTAACATGACTAACCCCAACTCCTAATTCTATAGCGATTTCAGCCTGAGACAATCCTTGCTTTAAATATCTTATAGTCTTTTTAATATTAACTTCCATGCGTTCTTTTAATCTTGCTTCAGTACCGCTAAGTTCTCGTCTTTCTCGCAATGTGGTATTTTCTAATCCACATTCACCTAATAAGTCCTTAGTTCTTTCCAATCTATTAGTTACCGTCTTATTATTTCTATAAAGTTCCAACATTTCATCGATAGTCATATCTTCAAAATCTTTATCACGTTTAATCATTTTTTACTACCTCCCTACATCTTATAATCAAACATACAAACTCTAGGATATCTTTCCTTAACCCAATCAGCGAATTTCTTATACTCCGCCTCACCACATCTAACTTTATAAACATCATTCCCGAGTGACGTAACATTGCCACAAAACGCACCCATCGTACCTTTAATCACCCCACGAATAGCTACCTTAGTTCCAGGTTTAATTTTTGTATAAAATGTTCTCATATATTTTCCTCCTACAAACAACTTCTTACCATAGCCATATCCAGATGTTTACCTTCTTTTCCACAATACAGCTGGATTACAAAACCACATTTCGGACATTTAATTGTATACCAGTTTTTAATAGCAGGTGTTTCGATGTGTAGCACATAACCACACTCACAAAAGGCCGCACTATGTCCTTCCATCACGAGTTGATCCCAAGGTAGTCTAACTACTACATCATCACCTTCGTATAATATTTTATCTACCATATATTTTTCTCCCATTATCCTCACAGAACCTATCTACAAGCCCCAAATTTGCCCCTAGAATCGATTTTCTCATTTCCACCGAAGACTAACTCACCCTAACGAAATGAAAGCCTTTATATGTCCGATTTGGGTCGTTAGCGCAGCGATTTATACCTGATCTGTCTATACCCATAAGTCTCGCAGCCTCAGCCATATTGTCATACACGATATCCGTCTCAACACATTTTATTTTCGTACGATTATATGTCATACCGAATGTCTGACCACGAGTAACATATTTTCTATTAAAATCTGATTTACCAATCCATTTCAAATTATCAACACGATTATTCAGTTTATTTCGATCCTTATGCATAACCATAATGTTTCCCTTTATGGCAACAGGTTTCTCGATAAACATTTCAGCAACTATTGAAGCAATGGTCCTCTTACGTTCATTACCATTATCATCCGGAATAGATATATTCAAATTCCCATACGTAGTTTTACTTCCACGTAAATATCTCTTCGTATCAACCCTTCTCACTTCTCCATAATTACTAACCTCATAATTATGAGCCCAACTAATTACTCTCCATTCTCGTTCCATGTTACTTTACCTTTCTACTTGTAAATTCCACAATATCTGTACTAAATACTCCGTCCAACCAATAATCGTCTAGACGCCACATGACCAACGAATATCTCTTTTCACGATTCGCCACCCTTAATTCAAATATTTTTCTCATAGCTTTATTCAACGATTTATACGCATATCCTCTAGCATTCCAAATAAGCTCGCCAGTATCATCGTCACGAATCGCATACAGCATAGCAGGCAACTTCTTTTTCTCTTCCGGTATAACTTTTTCACCCATAATATTCATCCTTTTACCCTCAATTCTTTATAAACATCAATGACAGGGGCTTCTCCGGGATTAATACGAATAGTAACATCGAATGACATAAGACTATCCTCGGTTCCAACGATACTCTCAGCATTTTCTTTGATCTGTTCAGCTGCTAATTTTAAATATCTAACTCGTTCTACTCTATCCATATACGTCATAACTATCACTCACCCCTCCTTAACATTTTCTCTCTTCTGAATGTATCTTTAGCGGCAATAATCTCATCGAGTCTCTCCAGCCATTTCAAAGCTTCAGAACAAACAGTACAACGATCCAATTTACTCAAATTACCCTCACATCCCATGAGTAAACTAATCGCCATATCCATACACAACTGCATAAAATCGCTATATGAACCATCTTTATCTTCATAGTAAAAATCAATAGCATCGATTGTTTTCTTGATCGCTCTACCACGTTTTGCCTCAGTACTCTCACCGCGAAGACCTCTGATCAAAACCGCAATGTCGTCTTTTTTAATTTTTTCAACAGGCGTATCCACTAAACTACTATAATATCCCATAACGTTTATCCTTTCTAAATATCAATCCACCACGAATTCTACATGCAAACCGTTTTTTAATTGCGGTATACCACCTTTTGCGCATTTAACAACAGTCAACCAAGCAACACCCAAATCTAACGCGCACTGTCTCACCGAATAATACACAGTACCGGTCTCAACGCATCTGACTTTTATCCCCTTATCGAAATGGTCTGAATTTGGGAACATATCTTCCGAACAATAATAACTACTTCTATCGATTACTATCAGATTGTCAACAGAACAGTTCTCGAAATTTCCGTCCCTATGTATAACGAGTAATTTATCATCCAATACACCATGATGTAATTTCGATCATTACTACATCTATTCACCCAAGTTTTCATGATACTCTTAGATGCTGAATCTCTAACCCTTCCTAAATTACTAACCTCGTATAAACCTTCATATCCCGCACAATCTTTCCAAATTTCTTCCTCCATTACTTTTCTCCTTTCTAAATATCAACTGTTCTCACCATGTTCAAGTGGAAAAAGAAAGAGCCCAGGTTTTCACCCAAGCTCATCTAATATCACTCCATCTACATTGAAGTCTAATACTACTACATTACTTTCGCCATTGATGAATTTACATACTTGCGGATCGAAACTGTTTAACCCAAAGCTGACATAATCATCACCTTTTCCCAATTTCCATCCTACAATCTGTCCCGCTTTTGTTTTTGGTAATCCCAGCCATTCGTAGACTTCGTTCAAGAATACATGTCCCTTAACTCTTAAAACATTACTAGCATATAGCTCCATGTGTTTTAAGAACATTAAGTTGTATTCTGGATCTTCAGTCCATACGTTACTCGTCTTATCAAAACATTTCGCATACTGACTGTAGGCAATTTCTGGTTCGGTTTTCTTGTCTTCTTTAGTTTTTTTCTTTCCACCAAGCAATCTCTCAAATTCCTCAACTGTCAATTCCAATGTAACTTTCATATATTTCCCTCCTATAATATAAATGTTTTGTCATAAGAGTCCTAGTTTTGGTCGCGAAACTCCTCAATAAAACTATCCAAATACTTTTCTAATATACATTCCCAATCTGCTTTCCACATATCGACTTCTAGACAATTCACATGATATTCCATCCATTCAAGAGATTTCTTATACGGCCAATCCTGTTGTTTCTCAAATCTGATAATATATTTATCATAATCACTAGGACGCACGGTCATATTGATACCATAATACATAAGTTTCAACATCAATTTATTCATAGTTTAGCTCCTTAACAAACTCCAATAAACTACGGTGTAAATATTCAACATAGGTGACTTTCCCTTCTATTAATTCGTTAACATTTATTTCGATTACCTTGCATCTTTGATAAGGACCACAAGTCCATCTATTTTTGAGAAATTTAACTACAATTAACTGACTATTATACTCATGTTTTCTTATAACCATTTCTATATTATGTAACCACAGCAACATCATTATTTCATCCATCACAACTCACTCCACTTACTCAATCCCAAAATATCTATGTAAGAAATCATGCAACTCGCAAATCAATATAGTCTCCACCATCTCCGGTTCATTTTCCAAAGTTTCAAAGTCAGCAATATGCGCAGGATGTGTCTTGTCTCTTTTTACGAATTCAAAATACATACCGTCACTCAAAACAGCTGGTGAAGTTTTCATTGTCACACTACAATCCTTTAACTCTCTATATAATTTAATCATCATTTTCTGTCACCCCTGTACTGAAGAAAATATCAAGCATCTTTTTACAGTCTCCACATATTTCGTATTTCTTATCACTAAACATCGTCGGACCATCGATTTCCACAGTATATATCGGATTAGTAGGCCAAGGTCTCCCGATTTCTTTTCCACATCTATCACATTTGTCGATAGTAACTCTCATATTAATCTCCTTTCTTAAAATCCCAAACCTCATTCGTATTACGGAAATCTACTCCCCAAATACCGCCATGTTTCTCCATCAATTTATTCACCAATCTAACAGGCACATACCCATAAACTGTATCAGTTGGACATTCAGGATCTTCGGCTAAGTCGTTAATTAATTCATCTTCTACGGATGGAAAACCTAACTCGACACTTTCGAAACGCTTACTATCTTCACGAAGTCCCCTATCGCTACTACAGTACAAAAACTTACCAGCCTGAATACTAACAGAATATCCATCGGCACAAACCACACGAGGACGAGTCGCCTGATACTGATAGCCCATTACCCCAACCATTTTATATGTTTTTTCTAAGAATTCTTCCACATTTTTAAATTTACATTCTACAATATTACTCATAAATCTTTTACCTTTCTTAAATATCTACATAAATAAAAAGAAAAGAAGCCTAGTTATAGACTTCCATTCTTCTACTCTCCTGAACATATGTTCGGAATTTTTGTTTCGCTTTATTCATACGTGACCCAAACGCATACCAACCCCATCGAGAAATATATTTACCTTTAAATCCATTACCCTTACCGTAATAATACGATGATAGTTTCTGACTTAAGTTAAATAATCCTCTCCAGAATTTGTATACTAATTGCATCCACACCAATTTAATAAAGTTTTTTAACATAATTCAATCCTCCTAAATATTATTCTATAAAGGAAGTTGTTTTTTACGCGAGTGGTATAATACATTTAACAATAAATAAACCACCCCAATACAAAAACATGAATATTTCAAAACCAAGCATAAACCACGCTTTTTCTTTCAAATACTTTATACCAGACGAAATCGTATAGGCACCCATACTTGTACATGCTATGTAAAATATTGTCCAAATAATAAAATCTTTAAATAATCCCATATCTTAATCCCCTTTCTCTTTCTTCACCATTGGAAATATCCATCCTGTTTTACTATTCAGCATAAAAGAGTCGTGTTTAATATTATCAATGTCAAATTCTTTACCGCATTGTTCACAAATAAAAGGACTCCTGTTAAAAGAACCTATAACCCCACCACAATTATCACAAACTACATGACTGTAAATTTTATAATATTCCATAACTATTCCTCCTCCACTAATTCCGGATTATCCCATTTGTTACCTATAACTTTTACAGTCGCAAATCCGGCATAAACTTCTCTAATATCTCCATCTTTAATTTTCCAACCATATCCGTAATTAACGATAAGTCCATTATGTTTATTGTAATAATGGTTAACGTCGTAATCAGGATAATGCTGCTCAACAAAATCACCCTCAAATATCTTATTACCGTTAACATCATTCAACCCAATATACTGACTAACTGTTCCTGGTTTTACCGTTGTTGCAACCATCGTTTCGTGAAATATGTAATGCTCATTGGATATAGGATTGTAGACATAATGTCCATAAACCCATTCACCATTTCTAACCCATTGACCTCTAAAAAGAATTTCCCTATTCATAATCACACCACCGTTATCCCCTGAGATATAGTTTTTACCGAATCATATCCTTTGCTTTTAGCGATAAATTCTTCTAAACACATTAAATTTTCGAACTTGTATTCTTTCAATTCATCGTATGTAAAATCCATGCTCGCCACCCCTTTAGTCCCTTCAGCATTCCAATAATTATATATAAGTCTCAATTTCTGTTCCTTCATATTAATCTCCTTTCTAAAAGAAAAGAAGACCCATTACTGAGCCTCCTCTTCTCCTTTCTGTTCTTGTTCAGTTTCTTTCTTAATCTTGTTAAAATACTCTGAAAGTTCATCAATCGTCTTAATCACTTTAGCAGCTTCTTTAATCGATTTATCTGCTTTCATTTTAATGCTAAGCTTATACAGTCCGTTCAACGATTCGACTGCCATTACTCCAGCCAATGATAAACATAAAACATTAAATCCCATCCCTAAATTGATTTTCTCGATAACTTTGATTTTTTCCATCTTCGATCTCATACAAACAATTAATATAAGATCCTATAGTATTCATATGCGGATGATAATATTTACATAATTTAGGTCGTACATACGCGGTTACATCACTAATATCATTTAAATATCTTGTCATAATTTATTCCTCCTAATATACTTTATACGGACATTCCATATCACATAAATGACGACAATCAATAAACTTCTTTCCAGCTTCTAATCTATTACTTACACATACAGTGCTATTGTGCGCTTTCATTTTCTCCTCAGTTCTTGGTAGATTAAACGGCGCCACCAGATGTTCACACTCTTTCGTATGTTCCAAATCACATGTATCATTAACTCCTCTTTTTAATTTACATTCATAACACTCGCGATCGTATCCATATATACTAAAAGGACAATCTTTAGGATGTTCTGGCATTTCTGTAACTACGATTCTGATCATTCTGCAATCCTCCTAATCACATACTTTCTTTCATATTTCTCCAAAGCTCTACGTCTCCTCATTGGTAAGCCGTGCATTTTGCGCATATTGTTACATAGATATAAGAAATAACGCCTTGGTATTTTTCCTGATTCTAAATATCCATTACAGCTCATACTTTCTTCCTCCTCACAGTCCACACACATTTTGGATTCCAATCGCAACTCTCACATCTCTTAGAATATCCATGTATATAATAATACGGACAGTTCTTTCTTTTACATGGTTTGTCGTTGTTTATTGATTTCATTAATAACTCCCCAATTCACGGAAAGAACTAGGTGAATATAACGTACTACCATCATTAGCGCTATTCCACCACATTCCTCCGTAACTAGTCGTATAATCGTCAGTTCCTAACATTCCATATCTGTTTCTAACCACATAGTTCCCACTTTTTTCAGGTTTACCAGATACGAAATCTTCAAATTGTAATTTCCAACTTTTATCCATAATTTTATTCCTCCATCAACATACTGGAAACACATTAATGATTAATGGATACCCGTAAACTCCTCTGTATCTAGATATCATTTCCTCTGTTTCTCTGAGTTCATCTATCGATATCACGTCACCTTTAATATATGTAACCAGTCTACCCAACGTATAATTATCGTCGTTTATATTGGCTCTATATTTATATATAACTGCCACTTTGTTACTCATAATTTTATTCCTCCACTAAAAACAAAAGAGCCCAAGCATTTCTGCCTAAGCCCTTAATTGTTATATTTTGATACCCATGTGAATCTCACAGATCTCTCGTAGGTGTGTCGTTTTACCGTAAATATCACCGTCTTCATCGATAAATAACTCGACGTCGATATCAGTACCTGCGTTTTTATTAACGATATCGGCCCATTTCTGTTGACCTTCTTGTATGAATTTTTTATAATCCTTATCGAAATAGATACCCTCATACCATTTATGAGTAACATCAAATTCCTTATTGAGATTATCTATAATCCCGTTATTAAGAATATCAACTAATAAACCTCGTTGTTTCAAAAAGTCTCTGATAACTCGTTCTTGTTTCCATTTACAGTTTTTTAATTTTCCGGTAAACTCAAACGTCACCTTGCATTCCATAGTTACACTCATGTTTATCACTCCTTTCTATTAAAGAAGTTGTTTATTTAGCGAATCACCCGAAATCACCGTAGTAAGAACCCCAATCAATATCACAGTCCTCATCCTCTCCGTTATAGCGAGGAGTTTCATCATAATCGATATGGTCATACGCCCCTTCGAACTCTTCATAGCTCATATCATTTTTCTTTTTATACATAACTTTTACCTCCCACAATCCGGAATATAATTAACCACATCCACCTGATCTCCACTCACTTCGTTCAAGATGTCGATTTGACAACTTTTCATAACTTCCAACGCCATTCTATGCTTCTCAGGAGTCGTCCCCGCACAACAAGCAGCATCCACCACAATCCTCATCTCAGGGTAATGCGCTTTCAATAACAGAGCATTGGAGATTACACAAATATCAGTACAAACGCCTATGAAGGTACATTCGTAATCGTGTGATTTGTAAAACGGAATAATATTTTTCATAGTTTTAGGCAACTCTTCAGCACCAAACGTATCTTTCGCAACAATTTTAGGTCTTCTATATTCGTCGTAAATATCAACATGCTTGGTTAATTCCTCTACGATATTGCTATTCAGTCTCCATCCGTCAGTGCCTGAAATGCAATGTTCAACCGGTAACTTTTTACCTTCTTGTGTATTATCGAGATAATCTGGAGAATGAGTATCCACGGTAACGAATATCCAATCCCACTCTTCCCCACGAATCTTCTCCACAACTTTATCCACAATACTCACAGCTTCTGGTGTTCCCAAAGGCCCAGTAATAAAATCATTCTGCATATCTACCACAACTAAAATTTTCTTCATAATCTAATCCTCACTTTCAATATGTATGTTCAAAAACTGAACGGGCCAATAACCTTTTTCACAATCGACCACTGGTTCGTCTAAATGGATCTGCAAATTATTAGGTACCACTTTTTTATCGATATATTTAAAATCACCACTTTCGTCTACTATTATTCGTGCAGTATTACAAGATGTTCTACCGACATGTATAAGAGCATGACCTTTTTCCAGTAATCCCGCAAGTTCCTCTTTCGATATCACGATATTATAAGAACAACTCGGTAATACAAAACCAATTTTCATAAAATATCAATCCTTTCTATAAAGCATGTAATACAATTAACATCGTGGCACTAATAGAAGCCGCTATTGACCATAATCGTTCACTAGCCCAATCATTTGTAGAAGAGCACATACGAATGAGTGATCCTATCATGAGTACTAAGAATATACACATAAACACATATCTCATTTCAACTCTCCTTCGTATAAAATAGGTTTTCCGTCAGCATCTAATAACGCACTCATAGATCCATAATATCCGCCATTAAACATTACATATTGAACTCTAGTTTCACAATCTACATAAATACAACTGTAATGTTCAAGTAAACCACCGCTGGTTTCGATTTCTACGAATTTTCGATTACCTATCAATAAATATTCATATGTATCATCACTCGTTTTTTCAGGACTGTTACCACCACATCCAACAAGTGAGACACCGAGCATAATACCCAATATAATTGCTAAAATTTTCTTCTTCATAAAATATCAATCCTTTCTACATACCCAATACATCACACCACAACCACGACAAGAAATCGCCAATGATATGTCCAAGCTTACTTAAACACATAAATATCAATACTATCAATAATAATGGTAAACTTAAGAACCAAAATATTCCCATCATTATACCAGCAGGATCTCCTTCGTTAACGTGATTAAAGGCTCCAGCAACGATGACGGCTATAACTACGTATCCTAATAACAATAAAAATTCCATATTCACCCCTCCACTAATTCCAAAATCTTCTTCTCAATAGCTTCAAAGTGTTTCATTTTTTCTTCATAATCCGTAAATCTGCCAGTCCACTCATCACCAACAGAAGCTTCGTATATCAATTGTGGTTCTGTATCTATACTCAAATAAAACACTGTCAATTTACCAAAACGTAAAGAAACTAATCCCACATGTTTTAATACTTCATCAAGTTTCCAAATGACTTCATAAACCTCTGGACAAGTCGAATTAGTCTGTTTAAATATTAATTTGCTCATAATCATTTACCACTCCATTTTTCAATAAAAGTCACCATTTTATTAATAGCTGAAACTCTATTAGTCAAGAAATTATACACCGCCTCAGCCTCATCGCCATGAAACTGCCACAAAGCTTCATCCCCACGACCAACCGTTAAAACTCTAATACATTCCTCTTCAAATACTTCATAATCGATTGTCAATTTATCATGCATTATTCTCTTCTCCTCTCCTACAACCCCATATACAGCAATTTATAATAGAACAATTCATCTTCTTCATTCACAACTCTCTGCATCTTTCTCACCTAACCTTTCTTATCCTTTGCGCTGTAAATATCTAGCGCCTAATAATTCTTTTCGGATATATCTTTTTGTCGCTTCAACGTTTTTATCGAACATTAAATAGCATTCGGCGGCATATTCTAACGAACAACATACTTCATTGACGATATGACAAACTATTCTCTGATCATATTCGGATAATTTATTAAATGTTGGACTATTTCTGCTATACACATGCATCATCATTCAATCACCCAACCTTTCTTTTTCTTGTCTCAAGCACCTTACGAATCTCTTCCTCTCCACCTTCGGCTACAAATTCCAATCGATCTTCATACCACCAAGCAGAACCAAGACCTGTTGAACACTCCAAAATGCCATAACGAATATCATTTCCAACCTGCTTAGACTCATATACCACACAAATCTTTCCTACGTCTGGATCGTTAATGCTACCTTCATATCCACGAATAATTTCTACAATATTACCTCTTTTAAACATCATTTTTCTCCTTTCTTTCTCCCAAATATTCCCAAAAATAAAACTAAAAGGACCACTATTTCTAGCAGTCCCTGAGTTTCTTAAGTGTTATGTATTACCTACCAAAATCTCCAATATCCTTTTACAGGCTCTGGTGAAATTTCAATAACATCTTTACTAATGTTTTTAACCGAAGGCATACCTGTAGCAGATAAAGACCATCCTGTATTCTCAAACGGTAAATCCAATAAAGAACCATTTGTTAATTCTAATAAATCTTCAACTGACATGTATGCGCCGTCGAATACCATTGTTTGAGTTATAAAATATCTCACCTCATAAACCGTCATAACAATATCGTCGGTTTGTACTCTAATACGCATATCCATCACTCCTTTCTATAAGAGCAACAGAATTTTACGCGAGACTATCTAGCATCCCCTGAATATCAATATGTTCTCCGGTTTTGGTGATGGATTTGATGGACTCCATAACTAAAGTACGTGTCTTATATTTACCACATCCGTTAGTAAGAACAACAATTTCACAACTTCCCAGTTTTTCGATGTATATGGCTCTAATACGTTCATTATAAGTAAGCTCAATCTCCACCACATCCCCAAGCTTAGGTTTCGCCTGTTCTTTCTTATAATTCTCGATACGATTGACAAAGTCCTGTGGTTTATAAACATCTAATGTATATGCAACTGCATAACAATGCCCATCGAATATTTTTGCGATAACAGTATTGCCCTGGCTTCTATACCATTTCATAGCTTCATGTAAATCGTTCATTCCTTTTAAATATAATTCCTGATCTTTCATAGTTTTTTCTCCTTAAATATTTCGTACAATATCACATCCGGTTAATTCATGAGTGTAAAAAACTTCTTTATCGTAACTACACATATCGGTACTAATCACGAATTTAATATCGCCAGGTTCAACACATACCCCTTCTTTTTCCAAGCGTTCCACAATGATGTCTTTTATTTCTTTGACGCTCAGATAAACCGATAATTGTTTCTTAATTTTCATAGTTCTTCTCCTTATTTCATAACACAATTAACAGTACAACCTTTAAAATATAGTTCATCATGTTCGTCCATAAAATAACCAACACATCTGGTACCGAGATTGAATGATACGTTTTGCGGTTCGACATTATATCCTTCGTTCTTCATATACTCTGCAACAATTAGTTTAAGTTCTTCCTCACCAAGTTCAACAGTTACATTTTTAATTACTTTCATTTTTTACGCCTCCATTAATACAGCCTCAGCAACACTAGCAGCTTTTTCTTTAACTACTTTAGTTCGAACCAATTTCTCAGCCAACATAGTAGCTGCAAGTTCTACAATTTTATCCTGATGTTCAGTTAATACTTCATCGATTTTATGTTTGATCAATCTTCTAAGAGGTTCGTCACTATTTGTACGATAATACGGATCTTTATTCTCGTGTATATGTCCTTCATAATTCTATTCTCCTTTTCTAATACATTTCAATGTAGGCAATATCATGACGTTCAGTCCACAAGTCGTCCCATTGATCCCCAGCTATTAATACTTCATGTTCGTAAAATTTAGGCTCTGAAAAGTTTTCATACGAAAAAGCTCCAGTCTCTGTAAAAAACTCAACATATTCTATGCTAAACATTCGATAAAACACAATTGGTTCCTCATGTCCATCTTTAAATATCACTCTACCCATCGGTTCTCTGTTCTTCATTTTCTAATTCCTCACTTAAAATATCGAGACAAATATCCCTAGCTTGATCCCAAATCATTATTTCAATACTTAATCTACTGACCTCTGATAACAATTCTTTTGTACTGAATGAAAGGTCCGTGAATTCTTTATATGTAAGATTATCTCTTTCCTCATGCATTCTACGTGTTTGTTCTTCTGCGGTACGAAGGGCTACCGAGTGTTTTTTACAACTTTCTCTATACTTCTTACGTATAGCATCTAGAATTTTGTTATTATATGTACTATCGTTATTCATAATATTACCCCTCTACAACTTCTTTCAACTGACACCACTCAGGACGTTTCTCGACAGTTTCTTCCACACTTACTTCCTTATTCGCAGGGCCACAAACCCCACATTTCGAATTGTAGCAATAACATTCGTCACAACTTTTTGGCATTCTTTCCAACACTAATACAGCTTTACTCATAATCTTTCTCCTTTTCTTTATTCCACATTAATTTTTGCATAAATATCACAATAGGTACTATCGAATTGGTCATCTACTCTATCCAGGAACCAAGGCTGTTTTTCTACTTTTTCAGGTCCATTATAATAATTCCAGTTATTACCGCCAATTCTTGAATGAATATAAAGTACGCCCTCTTGTCCAGCGTATTTATTCCACATCTCCCACTGCTTACGAATTCTACGTTTTTCTTTCTTTATTTCAAATTTCAGAATCTTTCGTTTCTTACCATGAATTCTATCCCAACGAATATCAATATACTCGCCCTCGGAATCCTTAACGAGATAGTAGTCTTTCAAATAGCTAGTCCATCTACTAGAAACGTACCAATCAGGTTTAGAACTCCAGAAAGGCTCGGCTTCGCATAAATTTTTCACCGTACTAATAGCAACGCTTTTCTCCGTTTCTTTAATTTCTTCTTCGCTAACAGGTTCCTCGTCTTTCATTAATCGATAACCTCTTAGTCTCGGTACGTCAATACCATTCTTTTTGGCGATTTTATCCAGTTCATAAATGTGTGCATAAGCTCCTAAATCCATTTTCTTTCTCCTTTTCTTTCAATTCAAATTTTTCGATATAATCAACAGGACAACCCGGTATCCTATTGTATCTTTGGTGATGTGTATCAATTTCTCGATATCGCATATGACATTTCTCAGATAGTTGACAATTAAAGCAGTTTTGATTCTTCATTTTCTGCCTCCAGTTTCTTGAGTGCTTCCGCCATTTTATTATAAGCGGCGATTACTTGCTGATAGTTGTACGCAGTTCGAGTCACTTGTCCAGCTAATACTTTAAGATCTGATCTCATTTTATTAATTCTATAATTACGTTGTAAATCGCTAATAAGACTCTCATCGACTTTCCAGTAAAACGTTCTCCAATTAACAATATCATTTACCGTTAATTCATCACGAATGTTTGAAGTTATCGTGGAGTCTAAGTCAGGACCGCTGTCTTTAAAATACACACGCTCTTTATTCGCATAAACCACAGGATACTTCTCGCAATGAATCTCGTGATTATCATTCGTGTATACTTTGTAAATATATTTCTGTTTACTTAAATCTTTTGCTTCCATAAATATCAATCCTCCTTTTTCTGCATTTCATCATAACCAAGTAACCATCGAACATCGTTCGGAGTAAGCTTGTTTCGTAAACACCCCTCTGATAATTCATCGATGGTATCTTTGCTAGTAATATAATCTTTCAATCTATTGCATCTTTTTTCTAACTTTTGATAGTTATTTAGATATTCCAGAAACTGTTCGAAACTTTCAAAACCATCGATTTTATATCCGAGTATGTATATACAGTTACCATCCGCTGGAATATCGATTATATAAGGCGTTTTACTCATATCAATCCTCCTCATCATTCGAATAATAATCTCTAACTTCTTTAACCCAATCTCTTACGATATAATAAACACCAAAGAATATAACGAAAACCATAGTTACCGGCCATAATAATGGTGCGAAAATTTTTCTAATCGGTGAGGCCCACCACATTTCTAATGCATCGTTTGTTATAGTCCAAAACAAAACCCCAGCGCATAAATATAATACTACGTATAAAACAATCATCTCTTCCCTCCCTTATAAACTCTAGGCAGCTTCTTCCACGCCACAACAGAATCTCTATTACATAATTTGTCGGTATACACACGATTCTCTTCAGTCGTTTCTTTATGTCCTTTATAAACCTTGTACCCTTCAAACACATTCTGGCGGTGAACATCGATCCATCTGTCCAATCTCACCTTATACAATAAATCAGTTACATAAGCCTTCTCCATATTTTCACCATGGCGAATAGTACACTGATACCATCCATCTCGTTTGGGTTTCATTAATGGATACGGTCTCCAAAAGTTAAATATCATGCTTTTCCTCCTTTCTATAATCCCAATATTCTTCATCCATTTTATGCCTGCGTTCATTGTATTCGTCGTAACACTCTGGGCAAACATTTTTAGTTCCTATAGGACCCCATCCGCTACAGTTGTATAAAGTGGCTGAGGATATACCCAAATCGTCTTTAAAAAATTCGTTTTTACCGCATCGATCACACGTTGCCATTACTCCTGTTTTTATCATATTTCACTCCTCCATAATATAAATAGTGCCATTACCATTAGTGTGATTGAAGAAATATAGTTTGCATTCATAATTCATAAGCATGTGGTTCCAGTCCATTTCTAACGCCTTATGATAAGATCTCATTCTTCGCGGCTTAAAATTATGTAATCGTAACCAGTTGTTAGACATCGTTCTAATCTTGAAATTGAAACTGTATTCTTCTGCTGATACTCGTCTCAAATAAATCGTCTCGCTTTCACATTCGCATAGATCATCCGGACATTCGAGTGTTGGTAATTCTTCTAATGTACCCATTACTTCTCCTTTCTTAAATACGATAAAATATCATTACACTATAATTGGTAGGATAATGTTCCCCATTTGCCTGATATTTAATATCGATAATGGCGTCGCCATATATTTCTAAAAATTCATTAACTTTTTGTTCTAATCTTTCTGAATCTGCATCATGTAGTATTTTTACTTGTTTACGAAAATTAGTTATAAATATCTTTTGAGTCATAATTGTTTTCCTTTCTCTAAACAAAGAGGTGCAGCAAGTTTCCTCGCCACACCCCACACTTTAAATATCAATCAAGCCAACAATTCTTCAGCTTCTTCCATGTCAGGTACGTCTGAAGTATCCTTAATAATGCCTTCAAGTACTTTGAAATAGAAGTTTTTATGTTTGTAAGCTGTGAATTTAGAACGATTATCGATACGAACAACAACACCTTCTCGAATATGATTTTTACCAATAGGATCAGTACCATCACAGTATTTCTCTACTCTTTCCATCAAATCATCCCATGTTGTAAATATGAATCTTTCGAATGATGGTACACATTTAACACCCATTCTTTCACACTCTAACATGACCTGTTCCCATGGAAGTTCAACTACATAACCATCAGGATTAGTCATCGTCATTCTATAAACATAACAATCGTTTTGACCTACTTCACATCCATAAGAAAATACAGTTTCTTTACCGTATAATTTTGTGAATTCTTTATCTTTGACTAACTTGTTAGAACAACGTCCTATAATCGTTTTTTCTTCGTTAACCCAACCAACAATCTCGTAAAAGATTTCCATACCCTTTGGCAATTTGTCTTTAAAGAAATCGTGATATGGCTGACGAAACGCGTTAGTACCATGATATCCATTACCATCGAAATTATTGATAGTTGTACGTCTAGTACCGCTAACTGAGTTATAAGTAATAGTCTCTTTGTCTTTGACATGGAATATCTTTTTCAAGAACGCAGGAGCTTTTTTCTTTGTAATCAGAACAGTGTTAGCAGTACGAGCTGATGTACCGTGCATTTTCAAAGTAATATAACAGATATCACCTTCTTTGAATGCGTTTCGATTATATGCTAACTGAGCTGTATCACTATGTTCAGCGAAATGAGGATATGTAATGGAGTTATTTGCGGATTTACTTCGTTTTTTATTACCGTTTGAGGAATTATGTTTGTTACTTGGTTTATCTGCTTTAGGAATATACTTTCTACAAATTTCGTGTCCGTTAAGAACAGTGATCTGATCTCCATCTTTAAGATTAGAAATATTCGTATATACTCCTAATACTTCGATAGGTAATACTAAACCTTCGGATTTTTCTCCACGTAATTTCAACGCAGTTATATTTCTTTTATCTGGGTCTAAATATCCACCAACACTATTCCCTGTATCATCCTTCTTACGAACCAAGTTATTACGGGTCGCAAAATCTTCACTCAATTGTCCATCGGTAGGGAAGAATATAACTCTTTGACCTTCCTTATAAGACAAATCTACAATCACATTGTTACCAAAGATAGATACACACTGTAATCTATCTGCGTTGCTATGTTTTCTAAGCCCCTTAATTGTTGTAATATACGCACTATACATACTTCTTTTCCTTTCTTAACTTAAAATATAAATGGAAAAGAAAGAGAGTGTGAGTCTGGGTCGTCACTGTCGCTCACATCTTACATTTTAACTTGTCCACTGTTGCCAGTTTCATTTCAGTTATTTTCTCTTTCTTTCATAATAGATCATGTATTTTACGCGAATATCATTTGATTTTTCCAGTTACACCGTCGATCATTATAGGTTTATCGCTGAGTACTTGCTGTTGTCGTAACACATTCTGGAATTCTAAAATCACTATGTAACGGTTGTAAATATCCACTAGTACAATGCCCGAAGAATTCTTTCACATCCCAAACCCTACTTAATTCAACTCTACGAATAATACCATCTTTCAGAACCATCGCCCAATCGCCATCTAAATCGGTATGTCCAACAGATATCAATTCGTAGACTACGTTGTTTTCTTTACATTTCTCGCAGTCGTAACTCATATCGTAATTTTTATCAGCAGCAATACAAATAGGACATCTCGTCGGTTTCACTTTACATACTTTGTTCATCTAACCCCGTTCTCCTTATAAACTATATTCCGCCCAAAATAATGGACACCTTCTTTTCTTGTTACCACGACGAATTTTATTAGTTGGTTTACAACGATAAAAACCAAACCTCTTAAATATCAATTCGCCAAAGTAACAATTCTCGCAACACTTTTTCATTTCGTTTTCTGTTTTCTCCTCCTTTCTAAATATCTTTGTCTACGGTAAACTCTCGATTTGACAAACACACCCATTCGATAGCAGCCGTAGAAGAATAAGATAAACAATACCAAAGTCACATACAGCGGCCATACGAGATATAGCACAATCGTTTCTAGCTCATCGGCGTCAATAAATATACTGAGTGCTAATCCGATACCCAAATATGTGAATATAGCGAGTGCAATTCCTAAACCTATTAATACGTCATACATATCTTAAATATCTCCTTCTGCTCTATGTAAGCTTCTTTCCGTCTCAAAACCTTCAGGATATCTAGCTCGTAATTTATCGATGTTCATCTGAGCTACATCACCTAATTCCCAATTCATAGCAGTACAGTACTCAGCGATAAACCAAAGCAAATCACCAAGTTCTTTTTTAATGTGATAATAATCGATTGGATGTTCCTGATACACTTTCTGATAGATACTATTAATCTCTCCAATCTCACCAACCATTCCACATTTTGCGTGGTCTTCCATTTTACGAGGTGTTAATTTTTCATTAATAGTTCTTGCTGCTAATTTCTGATATTCGTTCATTGTTAATCTCATTTTATTTCTCCTTTTATTTCTCCTTTTATTTTTGATTAGTTCTTACGATCTTCACATAACCGCATTTCTTGCACATATAAGTCCATTGTCTATAGACCGGTATACCTTCATTTGTAACTCTTCCAATGTCGCTTACAGCATACACTTCCGATTTATCCAATAACTCATATTCATGTTTGCAAAATACAGATCTAAAATACTCAACTAGTTTTCTCATCGGAGCCCTCATCTTTCTCAATCTTAAATCCACAAGTATCCCACAAAACCTGTCTCATCTCGTCCATATCAAACTCGTTATTTTCCCACTGGTTGTAATATTCGAGCATGTGTTTTGTGAAGTCTGGTAATTTCTTTTCGTATGTTTTCGGCCAGTAATGCTCCATTAAAGTTTTCATAGGAATATAAAGCATAAGTTCAAGAGCGCTACCCATAGCATCGTGAGCAGCCGCCTCCTGAATTTGATCGATATATTTGTCTAAGTATTCTTTAATAACCGCATCTAACTGGGCTTGTGTGAAATTATAAGTAGCCGTCTTAGCTTTCTTATCTTGTTTTTGAGCTCTTCTTAATTCTGCTCTTGTTGACATATGTGTTATTCCTTTCTTGAAATAAAAAGAAGAGCCTCAATACTGAGACCCTTTCTCTAAGTTATGTCTTATCCGATCTTTCATTTTGTGTATTAACTCCAGATTAATTGAACCGACATTACGCAACTTTAATAAATCTTCATCACTAGTTTCATAGAGTTTGCTAATACTCGTAATACCTCCTCTTAATAAGACATTGCGAATAGTTACATTCTTTCTTCCGCATACATCATGACAAAGTTTTTCGAGCGCGTATCTTTCAAGTTCATATTTCGCTGGATAATATACCTTCGTAAATTCTTCAATTGTCATATAATCACCATCCTTTCTATAATAAAGAATGTTTTTTGCGCGACCTTAACTATCACATCCGCAATTATAGTTACTAAGTTCGAAATGGTAATCCTTATCGTACATTTCTGGGTTTTTATGTAATACTACTTCACCGGTTTCCAACGATTTTTGTACATCAATTACTCGCTGATTTGTGCTACCAGCCCAGTGATAAGTAACATCTTTCAATTCCTCTACGAATTTACCATCTACGAGAATATCAATTCGTTTAAGTAAATCTTTATGTATGAACTTCACTATTTCTTCCCATTCGTAACCTGTATACAGCCAAACAGTTTTCTTATACTTTCTTTTTACGATTTCAGCCAAAGCGAAAATATAGTCTCTGTTATCTGGATGCAGTGGATCTCCTCCTGAGAAAGTAATCCCATCGATATAAGGTTTCTCTAAATATCCATACAATTCGTGGAGGGATTTTGTGTCGAATTCTATTCCACCTTCAGGATTCCATGTAATTGGGTTCTGGCAATTTTTACAATGATGCTCACAACCAGCCACCCATAATACGACTCTAAGTCCATCGCCGTTGAGTAAATTGTCAGTCGTAATATTGTGATATCGCATTATTTGGTGTCCTCCTGTGGGGTGTAGTTGTCCGTACCTAGATGTTTGTATTTTTCGGTCATTACTCTATAACACTTACCACAAATACTGATATGTTCTTTAAGTGTAGCACCGGATGTATATTTGCAACCCTCACAAGCTGGATCAAATACAACGTTGATATTTATAACTTCATCGTCGTCAAATACATCTTCTGCTTTATCTTCTTTTACAACTATAAATCCAGCATCCTGGAGAACTTTAATAGCATCTTCAATTTCGATATTGGAATTTTTCATTGGGGTTGTAATGAGTTCTGAATAAGGGAGGGTTTCAATCCAATCGCAGAGGGTATGCCACTCGGTCAGCTTATGGTCTTTGCGGGAGAAATAAATATTGTGGAGAACCTCGTAGTTTAACATAACGGTTCTTTTCTGATTGTAAGAGGAAGGAAGGAGCTGAATCATATTATTGAAGTGTACTTTCTTGATTCTAGAATCTGAGGTGTTATTATGTAATTTACGCTGTTCGTTAAGTTCATCAACAGTGTCTAACATGAGCTGAGTAGCACGTGCAGAAGTCATTCTATCTATAGAAAAATCACTTAATTCAAATTCTTTAGCATGAATCTTATGCATTGTGGAACAACTATTCGCTACTGTACCTAACTTATATGTATCGAATTCTTTCCACCAATATAAAGGGGCTGTAATGTCAAGATATACAACAATCATTCTTCGATATTTCGCATGAACCGGTCCACCTTTAGCGAGTGATGTCATGAGTCTGTGATCGTTTGGACCGATAGCATAATTATTATCGATAGGCCCGCCAACCCAAAAATTCCTGAAATACGGTGCGTAATTTGTATTGCAGATTGAGAAATTATCACAGTCATCACAGTTATCAATACACTCTTTACTATCCATTCTATCGTGGCTGTTCTTCGGATTCCTCATACCTCTAATCGCAGGATTAAAACCTACCACTTCAGCATTTTCAATCTTCAACATCTTTCTTTACCTCCATCCCAATATTCTTCTCCCAGCATTCTTCACATTTATCAGGAGAGCCTTCGTACGCATAACAAATCTCATCAGCTTCATTCAATACGTCAAGTGGACATAATTTTCGTACGAATAGGTCTTTTTCTTTTTCATCATCAAATATAATTTTCATTCTTCTTCCTCCTATCAAACGTTCAATCGATATCCGCAACACCCACATAAATTATCACGCATCGCGTAAGGATTGGTAAAACCTCCACACACAGGACATTTATAACCGCTGGTTTGTTCGGCAGGACCATTGTATGTCAATTTAGGACATTTATCTGGTATTGGGTTATCTTTGGCTTCAATAAAATAATCTTCTATATAATTTCGCATTGTATTATGACTGCATTTTTCACACTTTTTAGGATTTGTTCTAGCAGTATAACACTTATCTTTGAAATTACATTCTACTTTCATTATTATTCCTCCTACCCTTCAAACGGTATTTGCTCTACATCTCCACCCGCTACGGTAACCGACTGCATCAACATACCTAATTCTTCATCCCAATAAATATCATCCAGAGCGTGATCCCATTCTTCAAACTGCTCGGAAATATCCATATCACGATCAACTCTCATACGAATAAGCTGGTCAAAGATAACTCGTCTCCATTTTCTAGCGATTGGTTTACGGCTCTGAGCTAAAATATTGTACAGTCCTCGTTCATCAACAAAGCAAACATTTCTTCTCTGACCTCCAACTACTACTGGTAGTATCAGCTTTTCGTCCTGTTCACAAGCTTCGAGCATTTTCCACACGTTATTAGCACTATAATCGATAAGAACCGCCACGTCAGATGCTCTAAATAAAGGTTCATCGAGCGACGAATATACATCTAAAGTCTTTTTATCGAATTCAATACTTCCTACAATTTTACAAATATCAATCATGTTTAACCTCCATTTCTATGTATTTCTCGAAACATTTCTCACAATTCATCGAAGATTCACAATCGTCACAATTATATCCAGGGTATTCTCTATCGAAATCGCAAGGACAACAGGTTTTGATAAAAGTTTCCTTTTGTTTTTCGTTATCAAATATAATTTTCATTCCATTGTCACCCCTCACGTATATAATCGCAAAGCAATTTTATCAAATATGTAAACAATAATAAACCATATTGAGCATGCGCTATTTGGTTTTGAGACATCACAAGACATCCAACTATAGCCCATAATATAAATAATAATAGTTTCATATCTATCACTCCCTAATCAGCGTACAATTATAAGAGCTAGTCAAATATACAGTTCCATCCTCGGCAATGATCTGGAGCTGTTCACCTTCGTAATCTTCCCATGACTTAACATCAACTTCGATAACTTCACCATTTCCGAGATTAATGATTGCCTTATCGAAAGTATAAACTGTGTCAAATAATGCATGATTTCCGCAACCTGTTAATAAAACTCCACACAATAAACCAATAACTAATAATCTTTTCTTCATAATTCTTTCTCCTTTACTAAAATATCAATCTTCCAATTTAATCTGTTCTTTTGCTAATTCAACTGCTAACTTATACACCTTAGCGTGTTTAGATTCGCCATGCGTTTGTTCGACTTTTGCGACAAATTCATCAATTGTTCCGTCAAAACATCCGCATTTAACTGAAATTCCATGCTGTTTATTTCGATAGAATGTTGTAAACGAATTTCTACTTCCGGCTGGCCCAAATACCATATAATGTTCTGTTCGAAGGACCTCAGCATTGTCATAGACCCAAGCATTGCCATAGACCCTAGCATTGCCATAGACCCTAGCATTGCCACAGACCTCAGCATTACCATAGACCCTAGCATTGCCACAGACCTCAGCATTACCATAGACCCAAGCATTACCATAGACCTTAGCATTACCACAGACCCAAGCATTACCCTCATGTGATAAGTTGGTTTCTTTCTCGATCCATCCTCCAAGCTCACCGATTTCAACAGTTTTCCAGCTAAGCTCAATTTTTACAACAGCTTTGATTCTGTGTAATGTTATTCCAAAATAACTTTGTTGTTTCCCCTGTAAATTCGTATTTCTTTCCCATAATTCTATTCCTTTCTTAATATGTAAAAATATAAATAAAAGGCCAGCACCGCGAAGATGCCAGCCCAATATTTCAACTATTCATTTCTTTTCCACTAAAGCATACAACTGTCTTCCGTTTACAACACCACAAGATTCGATTAATTTATGTTCATACAAAGCGTTAAACCCATAAGTTCCAACCTCTCGTAGAATATAATCTTTATAGACAGCATCTAAACCGTCCATGTCTAATCGAATAATATCATAAACATAATCGACGTATCTCATTATTAACAGCTCCTTTAATTTTTACGTTGTCTTGCTGTTCTCATAATTCTGACAATTTCACCTTCAGTTTTAGCTTCTTTAATAGCTTTGATTACTTTTTCGCCATAGAATAATTCTTTAGCGGTAGTTATAGCTGTTTGACGATAAGTTTCTAAACTTTCACATTTTACAACTCCCATAATTTTCTCCTATTTCAAATCATCTTCACCTGACAAATATAGATTTCTAATCTCCACAAAGTAACCTCGAATATCCCACGGCGAGATTTTTTGACCTCGTTCATGGGCTGAGTCTAAATATTCGATAGCTTCTTCGCATACTTCATCGATGTTTCTAACCTGCATTTTCGTCTCCTTTCAATTAAGTAATAATAAAGCGATACCTATTACACAACTTGCGAAAAGTAATATTAATGCTAAATCCAAGAATATCAATCCTTTCAATCGACTTTTATAACTACAATTCCGTTCTCTTCTGGGTCTCCATCGTATTTCACAGGCATGAGCATACAATAACCAATATCATTCTTAATTGTGAGTGGTCTGCGTGAACCTGATTCGTGATAAGCAACAGCTGGTTTACCGTCGTCAATAATAGCGTAAGATGAATCGAGCAAGCCAATCTTAAAGTAAGTTCCATCGTATAACATCAAATATTTATAGTTAAAAGTCACTTCGGATTTGGTCAATTTGTATCCTATACTCTTTGCTTCTGCTATTACTTTATGAATATCAATCATTCGCTCTTCTCCGCTGGTATGCATCAATCGAGATACATCAGGATAACGCTCTTTATCCTCGAACATCTCAATTTCTCCGCATTCCTCAGTAGTAAATATCAATGACCAAGAATTTGTGAAAGAGATATATTCCTTACCATCGAATGTAATCCAACAAGGTTTTTGTAAACATTCTCGAACTGGGCTATGGTACTTGAAATACTTTTTCATAGCTGTGTAACGTTTCTTCGCTCCCAGTTTACTTTTTAAAGACTCTTCATAAATTTCATCTTGGAGCATGGTTTTTAGTTCTTCAATACGATTCGATTCTAGCATCTCTAACACTTTAGAGTTACGCATAAATATCAAATCCTCTCATTAATATTTTGTTCGAGATTCTGTTACAGTTCCTTTAGTATTACAAGTAAGAGTAATAATCAGCTTGAGTTCTGGTATTCTGAATTTCCACTTGTTATTCGCTGGGTTTACATACCATTCGGCTGTTTCTTCGTACGGTTTATAATAATCGTCAAAATATCTTTTCAATCGATTGTGATACCATTGATCCGTATGTTTTCTCATTAGGATTCACTCTCTTCTTTTAGTTTTCGAAGATCCATATCAATTTTCTCGATTTCTAAACCTAACTGAAAGAATCGTTCATTCCAATAATCACGTCCAGCAAAGTCATTGTTGCGATAACACGTCTCGCCTATTTGAACATACATAACACGTAATCTTTCGAGACATTCTTTCGTACGAGTCATAGCAAGATATAACTTACGATTCATGACGACCCACCTCCACAATTTTAGTAAATATCACTTTTCCACGAATACACTTTCCAACAGCGATTACTTTTGTCATTGTACTCACCTCCTGGAAATATAAAGAAAAGAGCCCAAGCATTTCTGCTCAGACTCTTAGTCTTATAATTTAAATCCAATAATAGATCCATCCGCATGAATGATATCTCGAATATCCGTTTCGGATAATGGATTATAATACTCATAACCTACGCGTGATCTTCTATATGAACATCGAAGTAGTTCTCTTTTGTGTTTCAGATATTCAACTAATTCTTTTTTACGATCGATAGCTTTATCTAAGTTCCAATATCTTTCATAAGTCTCTCGATTCTTCTTATAGCTGAATTCATAGTTTCTATAAATGAATCTACGCTCTTCTTCCATTTCTCCGATCTCATCGTACAAGCGAGTCAATTCCATCCCAATGTCATTAATTTTTGATAATAATTCGTTCATGTATAATCCTCCTATAGATTTTATTTTTCTATAAAGGACTATGAATTTTTCGCGGATTTATTTATTCCATTTGCACCATCGTGATTCGTTGAATTTCTTTTTGTTATTAAGAGCTTTCGTAATCGCCAAATCAATACCCGAGCGTGAGCGTAAATGATAATAATATAAATCTTTGAATTTGGTATTTAATCTATCGATTCTACCCGCAGCTTGAATCATAACTTTATACGAATAATTCTGACTATAAAATATAATTGTGTCCGTATCAGTGTTATTCCATCCTTCACAACCCGCAGTATATTGAGTCAAGTATACCCATCGATCGCTATCGGGTATTTTTTCGTGTTTGTGACCGTTATACTGCGCTACAACAGTTCCTTCGGGATACGCAAGATTCAACAAAATATCAAGCTCGAAATCGTGGTTGTAGAAGATTATAGCTTTTGGATGATCGTCCAGTAATTCTAATAATGCTACTTGACGAGATTCATCAGAGTTCACTATTCGTCGTAAAACATGACATAATCCGGAAGCTTGTTGTATCGGTTCGTTTCTATAAGGGTCCCATCTATCACGAATAGCTTGTCTATACTTACTTGTATCGTAGCGCACAAAAATATCCTCATGATGCTGGACAGTATGTCGTTCAAAGTCCATATCAATAAGGATTTTATTTCGTAATCGTATTAATCTACCTTCGTTCATATATCCAGTCACTTGGGGGTATTTAGCGAATCTAGAATATACCAAATGCTCATTGCTGAATTCTGTTCTGTTTTTGTAGAAGCCATTAGCAATAAATACTGGTATGAAATCTTCCCACTTATCTCCAGCCGTGGCACTTAGAATAATCCATTCATTGTTTCTAGCTATTTTGAGGAAACTCTTAACCCATACACCATTACCGCAAACTTTATCCTCATCGAATATAAATTGAGCCCCGGTAACATTTACGTATTTCTTAATATTTTGCCAACTGTCGATAACAACATGATTGCCGTATAACCCGTTAAGTTTGAAATCAGAAGATATACGAAAATGTGATAATTCTTGTTCCCACTCCATATCATTCCTCTTTTTAGCTGTTGTTATGATATACATATCCGGCGGTCTATATTTCATAGGTTTATAGTCCGGGTCTATACTGCCTCCATTTTTTTCGAAATAGTAATATAAACCAGTTCGACTCTTGCCACTTCCGGTGCCGCCATTCAGTATACAACCGTTAAACATTCGAGTAAGTGCGTCTTTTTGGTGTGGATAGAGAAAATCGGGTTTCTTTTTACTTTCCACTCGTATCAACCCACTTCTTAAACTCATTATAATAGTTACCTTTGTTGCCCATTACTTTCTTGCAAATAGCCATAGCCATTCCTTTTTCTGGATCAAAACATTCTCGGTCATCGTTTTTTACTACGGTTTTAGTTTTATCACTCCATAAAATAATTGTAGCTGGGTTGTTAAATATAACTTTTTTAATAGTTAATCGTGTCGGTTCGCCATATCTATAACCGCTAGTGATATCACCAGTCAGTTTTTGATCGTTTGAACTGAGCATTTCTTCGACATATGCCATAAATTCTTTTGTAAACTGTTTCGGAATCATATTTTATCTCCTTCCTACCAAACTACCACGACATCAACTTCTTTATCACAATCTCCACCTAAATCCCTATGATCTACCAAGAATCTGTCCGTTTTTACACCCCAAATAGGTAAATACGGCGCTTTAGCCACAATCATATCTTTCGGGTACTTCTGTAACTCCTCGATTAATTCTCCTACATTTAAAGCTCGTCTATCTTCTCGTGCCATAATCACTTTCTCCTACCTAAACTATCGATATAACTCAGAAATTGTTCGCAGAGAGTTATCTTAGCCATACAAATATCATACTCAGGATCGTATCGATTAAGTCCGTATGTCTCTTCTTCCAACGAATCTCTCATTCTCGCAATTTCATTTTCGATCATATCTACTTTTCGTTTCATGTCATTTCCCTCTCGTACTCTAATAATTCATCCCAAGTTAGCCACTCGGGTTTATCTTCATCTGGGAAGGAGTTCCAAATCGCTTTCATGTTCTGGACACAATCCGTATTTTACTTTTGGTGCCTGTAATGTATAACCCGCCGCGAATTTATTTCGTAATTCCGGTAAAGTCATACCGGTAATACATTCGATGTCGACAGCCGCTTTAAGCATTTCATCCCATGTTGTATAAGTCATAAGCACCTCCTATCTAAAGAATCCGCCATAATATAAAATCACGAAATGTATACCAAAACCAACAAGCGCATACCAGAAATTATCTTTACCTGTCTTCGGTCTACCGTGATGGGCCAAATTAATCCCTAAAGATAGCATCATTAATCCTAACCAAATAACCTGCCAAATTCCCATATTTTTATTCCTTTCTTAATTAACATTTTTCACAGCACTGGATAACATAGTCGACGCTAAATGTAAAGCTTCTAATCTCGTGAACCCAGCATTAACATACGAATCGAATAGTGATTTAAGTTCGTTTACTGCATTTTCGTGAAGTTTTGTAAGCCTCTTCATATACTTCTTTCAGAATATCCAAACGTTTTGCAATGTTTCTTACTTCTGTAACTAGATCTAACGCACTAGATGACATATCCTGTTTTGTTATATTGTTTTCCTTATCTACCACATCGTTTGGGAAACAGTAATACCACCAGTCAGCTCTAATCTGTAAATATGCCAATTCTTCTGCTAAATGTTTAATTAATTTCTTTTTCGTAACAAACAATTTCATAAATCTTACCCTACAAATATCCTTTCTCTTTCAAACTTGTGTATCCAGGTCGACCGATAATGATATGGTCCAAAACCTGAACACCTAATAATTCTCCAGCATCTTTCATTCTTCTAGTCACTTGAATATCTTCTCGGCTAGGAGTTGGGTCACCACTCGGATGGTTGTGCATTACTATAATCGATACAGCATTTGCGAGTAGTGCCTTTTGAAACATTTCTCTAACACTTACAATCGAACTATTAACATTTCCATGAGACAATTCGAATACGCCAGTCATTTCTAATTTCACATTCAGACAAAGCATGTAAAGGTATTCCTCTGTCTGTTCCTGCATTTTTAGATAATACTTACCTAATCCAACAGCTGCTTCCGGACTATTCATTTTTCTGTTCACTTCAGGACAGTTAACACTAATCTCTTTTTCTAATACAGCTTTTTGATCCTCAGTAAGTTTGGTACGATATTTGACTACTCTCATGGTGGACACGCCCTTTACGTTAGTTTTGTCCAATGGCTAAGTGTCGGAGAAGAATGCTACTAAAATAACGCTACGCAATTTATCACATAGCTCAAAATTAAAAAGAAAGGACCCAGCGTTTAAGCCGAGCCCTTTCATAATAACCAAACTACTTTCGGAATACATTCGCTAAGTTATGCGCCAGAATTGATACTCCATCCACCAACACTCCTACTACAAAGAATGTTGCAATCGGATGATCAATCATTTCTTTAAACATATTTTTGTTCATGACAATCCCTCCAGATATTTAGTTATCTCTCATAATATAACGTGTTTTACTCGCGAGTTGATTCTACGATTTCGACTTTGCAGTCATCGTTAATAAGCCAATTAAGACTCGCGTTTGAATAGGAAACTCGTTCCTGCATATTGTCACCCTCGCCAATATATTCGACTTTCTTTAATTCGTAGTTGGTGAAGTAATACACGGCTTTATCTTTCTGATTAGTGAATCTAAAGTTCTGGAACTTCTTAACTCCTAATCTCTTACGAACTAAATATACAATAAATCTTCTCATAATTACTCCTCTGGATACTCTTCTTCAGCAAGTCTACGCTGAAATCTGTTAACGTTCTGTTCTACCCAAATACCGTCAAGAAGTGCTGTACGTCCGCTTCTCTTACCGTATGTCCAGTCACGAGGTTTAATATCCAGGTCTACCTTAGCAAATTCGATTCTGTCGAGCATATCAAATTCATCAACGTTTGTAAGGCGCTGAATATTACCTCTGGATTTAACGATAGTGTCGAATTCGACATCCCCGGTTTCTTTATTTGCATATATTTTTACTTTCAAAGTTATGAACGGCTCGTCATATTCGTCCTGCGGTGGTTTGACAGATACAGCGTATCCGCGTTCCATAAGTGCGTCAGCCATTTCCATATTAGGAATAATCAGAGTAAAGTTATGATCTCCCTCCGCGTTATATCTACCGTCGTCACGTCCTCCGAAATGTCTACGACAAATTCTAGCGTCATCGATTTCTACTCTGTCTCTTGGTCCAAATGTCATTTTCATAAATATAATCTCCTTTATTGATGTCTGTAATTCGCTATGCAGCGTATAATGGCTTGTTGATGTTTATTCAAATCACGATATAACGAGAAGCCAGTTGACCCGTTATAATCGTCTCCAAATTGTTTATAATACTCGGAGTTCCTCCATAAATCTGGATAGTCATTCTTATATTTAACTAGTTCTTTTGATTTAAGGTCATACTCTCGATCTGAGATTACGTTATCGTTAAGTTCGTAGTAAATATAAGAATGTAAAATTATTATTCGTTGTAATCTGTCGATTTTGTCTTGTAATGTCATTAGTCGAATGGTAACTCCTCTGGTGCATCTTCTGGAATGTTCATCCAATCGTATACTGGTTCTTTTGGTTCTGGTATGTAAGGGTCATCGGAGACAAATTGTTCAAAATCACAATATTTAGAGATAGCTTCGACAGCATCATCTACCAATTTATGATAATACGATTTATCGATTTGATCTTTTTTATCTAATAAATCTACAGTCTCCGCTTCCAACCATCTAAATCCTTTTGAACCGGTAGCAGCATAATATTTATTATTCTGTTTACGATACAGAACCCCACCATTACTACCAGGTAGTACAGGACAGAATCTACCTACCCTACCGATAAAACGATAATTATGTCCTTCAGCGATTAAGTCATTCAATCTTTGACATTCGCTTTCGAAAGTTGTATCGGATAATTGACCCTTTTTATATTTGTCCTCTAATTTTTCATACTCAGTTTCATACACCGATACGTCAGTTAGATTTTCGTTCATATCCAGATTCAGAACACCAGCTTTAACTTCGAACGTCTCACATAAATCGTTAAATTCGATTGGTTCTTTGCTAAATAATGTTTTAAATACATATGGCACTTGAAATTGTTTGGCTGTAGCTGTCCATTCATTAGGATGTTTTCTATTATCTTTAGGGACTCTTCCGTGAATTTTTTCACAAGTTTCTGGAGATGCATACTTAGCGATATAAGTACTACCATTAACTAAACACATTCGGTCGTATAATGCTTCGAATTCGAAAACGTATCCATAAGGTTTAGCGAATTCCATAACAAATTCTACGATTTCTGGAGTAGCATCTGGTATCTTTATACTATCGGTCTTGATGTGAGCTACAGTAAACCCTCTTTTTTGAACCTCATCTTGTAATGTTCGCATCATCAGCGCGCCTTTCAGGGCTACGATATTATTTGAATCTCTCGAATCTTTAAAAGGGTTTTCGAATGTTGCTGAACAAAAGCCATAGGTCGAATTTAATATCAATTTGGCGGCTTGTGCTAATTGGTCGGCTTCCTCCTCGTTATTCAGAAAATCCGCTAAAGCTCCCCCCATCATCTTTCTAGCTCTATCGAGATCATGCTCTTTGATTGCAATTCTCAAATCACGCAATTCTCGATATTTGTCGGTATATTTACCAAATTTGTTCAGAGAGATAATTGAAGCTGGGTGAAGGGATTGAACATCAAGAAGTGCAACGTTTCTATATGCGCCTTCTTCATAATATACGTATCCACCGAACCCTAAGTTAGTTCCACGATACATATTCTGTTTGGTCTTAAATCCTTCTACATATTTAAATTCGTAGCCTGGAAATGCGTTAACATATTCACTCATCTCACACACCTCGTTTTTCTAAATACTCGAAATAATATCCGCATGTTTTATTACGCTGTCCATTAAGAACTTTCCAAATATTTGCTTGATAAATACCTAATTCTCTAGCAGCTTCCGATTGACTTCTAAATACTATTTCTTCACCAGTATCCAAATTGATCGCTCTGATGGGAATTCTCTGTATTTCGAGATTTTTTTCTCTATCTTCGGCAGTAAACCTGTGGTTACGCCCATTACGAACAGCATCACGCATATTATCTTTTTGTGTTCCCCAAGCTAAATTTTCAATATCATTATTTTCTTTATTATCGTCAAGATGTCGTACTATCGGATAATTATGTGGATTAGGAATAAAGACTTCTGCTATTAATCTATGTAAATATCTATAGAATCGTTTACCGTCACGACATAATCCTACTCCTAAATGGCCTTCTCTATCCATTTTTTTAGGCTTCACGAATCGACGTGTTTTAGTCGAATAGACTCTGCCGTAATTACTTATCATATAGTTTGGGTCATTATTATCCATATACCACCATTTTTCTTCCATATATTCATCCGGTATATAACAATCGTCGCCGAAAACGTATTGTGGTGGAAAATATTGATATCTATCATTCTCATCTTCAAAAAACATTTACTCACCTCCCTGGGAATTGTTCACCTGTAGCTAAATCTGTATATAGCAACTCAGGTTTTCTGTTTGTACCAAAAATATATCTATTGATATGTCTACGATTAGTTTCGTTTACCGTTAACCCGGATAATTTGGCTAAAATTTGTCTAGTCACCCAGTCAGCATGTCTATTGTTAAATACAGCTTCCGTTGCCACAACGTCTGAGTCACAATATTCGGCTACTTTTTCCCACATTTCTTCCGGTACTGGTTTATCCCAATCAAGTCCTAATTCATGATGTTTTATACCAAGTTCAATTTCCCATTTCTTTAAACTTTGTTTCTTAGCTGAAAAATCATAAACATCTGTATACGATAAGTTATATGCCTCGCTGAATTTTGAATTTCTTTGTAACTCTTTATCGTTACTAACCAAACGTTGCGACAATCTGTATAATTCTTCGTTTGAATATCCCATTAAACAGCCATAAATCATATGATTGTCATAATTTAAATTGTTAAAGCCCACAAGCTTATGTTTAATCAATTCCTCAATCTCATGTGGTTTTGGGTTGATCATACGAACAACTTTCTTTCCTTCACCTTGGACTTTCCAGTTAACCAAGAACAAATTAGGAAACACTTCCACGTCATAAAATATCAATCTATCATCTCCACTATCATTTATCGTCTCATTAGCCTCTTCAGACTTAAACTTCATCTGATTAACCATTTTGATACAAGCGTTAGCCTGATTCGAACTACTCATAGCCAAAGCATAAACAGCATCCTGTAAGTCGCTAACATCATACCCAACGCCACTTTCGTATGCTTCATTTAAAATCTTGTAAATCATATCAACGCTGGGTTTTGTAAATCCCATAATTTCTTTATTCAAATGGCGTTTGAGGAGAGTACGTAAAGCTTTCTCACTCTGAATGCCATCAAAATTCATCATATTTCCTTTCACCTCCTTTAAAGGTAAACCAGAACTAATAGTAGCAATCGGAATATCATTACATTTACTTAATCTACGTCTCAGCGAACTACCGCCCGTGAATACTTTGATTTCAATATCATCATCGTAAATTCTACTGAGCTGCGATACATCGCCAGTATAAATATAATGTAAATGAATACCCGCACCACTTTTACTTAGTTCGGCATATGTAGCGGGCCATTTACTAGCCGCTTCGTAGTTCAACTCGAATGATTTCTCACCAGTTTCATCCTTGAGATCAAAATCCGCTACGATATGAACTTCAGGGACTTTTACATAGTGAACTTTACTTGTATCGAGCATTCCTAACGTTGTTTTAACATCTTCCCATTTTTTATTAGGCGTTCCAGCTGAATTAGCATATTGAGCAGGGCAATCTTTATACTCCTCATCGAATAGTGAAGTTGTACAATTAAACTCCAACCAACTCTTCTTTTTCTCGATTTGTTTAGGTTCTTCTTTCTTATCGCTATAAACTACCTCTTTCTCGAACTCCCTCAATAACTTCATATTGAACACGCTATAATACTGTCTCAGAGTATTACCGTTTTCATCTTCGTATGTTCTATCGAAATTCTTAAAATAGTTCTTCAATTCCTCCTGAAAGTTTCTCTTAGAAAACGGATAAGGTACTCTAGCTTCTTCACAATAGGTTTTATACATTTCCCATGCAGCTTTAAGTGTTGTTCCATCTTCTTTCTTAAAAACATCATACGAATCGATAATGAAGTTATGAAAATCGTTAGAGGCTTCAATCATTGATGTTGGAATATAATCGTCATAGAAATCTGGATCATCATTATAAACGTCCAAACAATGCTGAGCGATAGCACCTAACTCAAAATCAACCTGTCCGATCAATCTTTCGTATTCTTCAGGACTAACTTTATTTCCAGTAGGAGAAACATCAATCAGACGTCTCAACAAACCAGATTTACCGTCAGTAATCTTTACGTGTTTATTCGTACCCATAAATAAGAAACATTTGAATCGAGTTACATACGGTCTCTTGAATTTCTCATCTACAGGCATTTCTTCGTGAGATACTAACGAGTTAAGAATCGTGTTGTCTTCAATTCTGGACAAATCACCGTCATGCTGAATCGCCACTAATGGGTTATTCGAAAATGCACCCAAAGCAAAACGGTTATTAGACGAGCCCAACGCCTTAGCATCGAACACCGCATAATAACCGTTAAAAAGTTTCTGAATAATATTTAAAATTGTAGATTTACCTGTTCCGGCTGCACCATACAATACCATAAACTTCTGAATGTATCTCGAATCTCCTGATACGATAGCTCCGATAGCCCATTCGAGTTTATGTCTTTCCTCTGGAGAATATAAAGTACCAATAAGCTTATCGTACGCTGTGATACTCCCTACTTCGAGAGGATATTCAAGTTTTTTACTGGCATAGTTTTCTCGTTTTGTTTCAGTATTAGAAAATATCAATTCCTCATCTAATACTTCATAAGAATCTCTCATCTGTTTTTGACAATACTTATGAAACGAATCAACCATACCGGATTGAGAATCCCACATATACAAAATTCTAGGATGTCCATCGAATTTGTCTGTGTGTTCATTCACATATCTGTCTAACTCACGGTCCACGAGTTTAAAAACATCATCTTCATTCGTAGACCAAAGTCCAAGTTCTTCAACCCAAACCGCGTAGAAATCCCCACCTCGAATCATAAGGTCTTTACTTTTGGGATACATTCGCCAGTTTGGGTAAATCTCGATGCCATTTCTCGTAGGACGTGTTGAAATTATTAAAAAGTCAAGCACGTTTTTATTCCCCTTTCATTTTTCTCAGCTCCTAATTAGTTTAATAGACGTTATCTAGCCATCTCATTAATTGATTCCATATTTCCATATCTCGTAAATCCTGTTCACAGTTCTTGACGATAAATAATCCGCCACGCCCATCCGGTTCGATATCACGATTAAGAAATCTAGCTATAGTGCTTTCTACATAATGAATATCAAAACTATCATCGTGTAGCCCACCGAGTTCTAGATTAGTAATCATCTGCCAGAACCATTGTTTCGTTCTATCGCCATACTCAGGATCATCCATAATAGTTTCACATCTAATAGCAAGAGCTATCATCATTTCGAGTACGCTACATGGTCCTAGTATTTTATGTTCTGCTTCCTCATCGTTAAGAATATCAATAGCAAAACGACGTCGAAGCTGCTTACCGTCATCTGCTCGATTGCTGTCATTTGGAATAATATATGTGAAGTCGATATCGTGTAGAGCAGTAAATAATTTTCGATAAGTACGCTCTTTCGAATATCGTCCCTCGCATACGGTTTTATACAGCCAATCGAAATATTGTTGCTCTAAACTTTTATTTCCCATTAATCACGCTCCAGGAAGTTATCGTAGTCTCTAAGAATTTCGTATACAACTCGTAAGTCATGGTCTGCTACGAATACACTATCTTCTTCATATTCTCCAAATCTACCAAGAGACCCTTTACCAACAACTTCATCTACATTTCTAATAATTTTACCTCTGTCGTTAGTTAGAATCCCGTCTTTGTAATATGTCAATGAAATCGTAGGGTAATCACATTCTTCATATTCTTCTGGTGAAAGCACCTCGAATTTATCCATTTCCTCATCATCCTCCTCTTCTGGACTGTATTTATTTGATTTTAACACTGATTTATAAGATTCGTAATACTCGTCTGGAATATCACTATCATCGATTTCTTCATCTTCATCTTCAGCGTCTTCAGTTTCTTCTTTTAATTCTTCTGTTCCGCCAGTACAGTTCTTATATTTATCTTTATAAAACTCTCTGACAGCTTCAATATCTTCCTGAGCAAGTTTTTTGTATTTGTTTTTTACAATCGCCCAAGTAACTGCGGAGCCGATAGCGGCCCCAACAGCGAATATAATACTTTTATTCAATAAATGATTCATCTTCATCTTCGCTTTCCATTTCCCTTTCTTCTAATTTTAACGTAATAATAGTGATAGCTAAACCCGCAAACAAAAGAGAGGTACTCATAAGAACACCTCCCATAATATGACGCTTACGTTTATTGCCTAATAAATATTCGAGTGACGCCATGATCCCTTCTAACCGATTCATAAGAACCCAACTCCCTTTGTTTTTATTTAGTTAATATGGCAAGTCCACTTACGAAACAAACCCCAGCAAGTGTTACAAATGCATAAGTTATTTTTGGGAGTTTATTATCCATCACTATATCACCTCTCAAGCATTTTTCAATCTATCGTTATCGATAATGAATGTCATACCGTTGACTGTAATAAAATCAACACGTTTCATCATGATATATGCTGTGATTGTGGCTGTACCGACATTTCGCTTAATAGCTGCTTGTTCTATTGTTAACAAACCTAATATTCTATTATCCATAAATACTGGTATGTTCGTCAAATTGTTGTTTAAAATATAGAAGATTAATTCCTTTCCTGTCATTTAATAACCTCCATCCAAGTATGATTCTCCTTCTAGACCATATATACCGAGTGGAAATAAGTCTGGAAAATCAAACATATCTCGATAAATATTCCCTGAAAAACAATTATCGAGTCCTACATTTCAGATTAAATCAACGATAGGTCCGTCAACGTTGAAGTCTAACAGAATAACACTTTCGCGACCGTTAACAAACAAACGACTACCTTCTTTAGTTCTGTCTGTAATACCGAAATCGATGAAATTATCACCGTCATGTTCTGGATTTTTATCGTCGTAAATCCAACCAACGAACTGCCCTGCTTTTGTACGTGGAATACCAACTAATTCGTATACATCATTCAAAAACATATAACCTTTACGTTTTAACTGTTCATTCGCATAACGTTCCTGAGCACGTAAGAACATAAAGTTAAGTTCTGGGTCTTTTTCGAAATCTGGGCAGCTAGCGTCAAAGAATTTAGCATAATCGCTGTACAATGCCAATGGATTGTCAACTTCCTCGACTGTTTTCTTAACGATAGTCTCAGAGCCATCTTCATTCACGATTACTTCTTCTACTTCTTTTGTTTTTAAGTTGTATCGTAATTCTTTGTCCAAATCTTTACCGAATCGTTCGATCAAACGTCCACGATAATCTTTGAATGCTGTATCGAGTGCTGTATAAGCTGCTGTAGAAACCGCCAAACGCTTACGAGTAATATTGTGACCTGCAAGAATCATAGTAATAGAAGCAATGCCTACACCTACAGCTGGAGCGTAGAGTTTAAACAATTCAAATCCTGTTTTCGCATAAGTGATAGTCAAATCATGCTTACCAGCTTCTTCTGTATATTCTCCTTTGGAAGTTGCTGGCACGGTTTCAGGATGTTCCATCGCGTATTTGATTTCGTCAATCTGATTATTTGCTTCTTCCATAATTTCACTAAGTTTAGTAGTAGCTTTACAAGCCATTACCGCACTTGTTACAACACCAACAACACCTGTCACAATCATAATTTCAGGGCTGTGTTTTTTAAATTTGAAAGCTACTTTATGCATAGCTCTACTTGCTTTATTCATTAATTCTACTTTTGTCATGATTGTTCTCTCCTTTTTATTTAAGTCTTTTATTTAAAACTATTACTACCTGGTTATCGCGTCCGATTGTAGTAATATAATTTTCGTTGTTATAAGTCTTATAGCCAACGAATGAACATATCTGTTCGCTTATTTCAATAGCATTTAACCCACGTGCTCTAAGTTCATTACATAGCCAAGTTTTACCTGTAGGTCCAGATTTTCCGAGAATGATAAATGTTAAATCTTTTGTATTCGGTATAATGAGGACTCTATTGAGGACTCCATTAACACTTTCTAATTTATAATACATGGCATTCTCCTTTTTTTTTTAGATAATCTCGTAATAATATTTGTCTCGTGGGTATGCATTTTTTATTTGTCCGACGGACGAAGTATACGTAACGGTAAATTCAAAACCGTTGATATCTTCAATTATCGGTTTGGCAGATTTTAGATATTGGCTAATTTTCTGTCAGATATACGTTCGTAAATATTAAGAACGATTGGATCACGGTCGTCTTTCTCACTAACCGTTACTGAGATATCACCCGCATCTTTCGTTTCTAACGTAGAAGTTTTTCCGCATTTATCAGTAACTGTCATTTTAATATTTTTGCAGTTATGCTCGATAGTTCCACCTTCATTCCCAATACACCATAAGAAACGAATATAATTAATCGTATCTTGGCATTTTTCTAAGAAGTCTTCCTTGTCAGAGAAATCGTTTCGTTCTACTTTGTCTCGGAGGGCTACAAGATGTTTGGTCATATAACCCCAACAAGCCTGAGCCGGAGTACCACCTGCAATCTCGGCACCCTCTTTGAAATTGTGTAATGCGTCACCACTGTCTGCGGAATATCTAGCATTTTTCTCAGCTAAAGTTTTAACACTATTACCATCTAATTCTTCGAGTAATTCTTTGAATCTTTCATTTGTCATCGCATCACCTCAAAATAATACTTTCTCACACGTAACGTCACCATTAAACAGTTTGATCAATGTATGCATATCAACTCCGTCCGCGGAGGTACTGATACATAACGCTGGCTCTGGTACATAATGATGTTTAAGAATTCCAGCTGTACGGACATGTCTGAAAGATACGATATAATTTGCATCGTCTTCATCAACAACTGGAATAATTACGTCCATGTCATCAGGTAACTCTTTTAAAATATCTCTCAAATCTTTTACTGTCATGTTGATTCTATCGCTCATTTATTACCTCCTAGAATAACCACATGATAAATTTAACCGTTAAAGCTACCGCAGTTGCAGAAATACATCCAGCTACAATATAAGCGAATAACGTTCCAACAGCTTGTCCGACTTTTCTTGCTTTATCTTCCATAACATTTTCCTTTCTATTTGTTGAGTAATTCGTAAGTTTCACGCAATTTAACCACGATTGGATCTGAGTAATGATATCCGTGTTTGATTAAATCCTCGATAACTTCTTCGAGATTGAGTCTAACTTCACAGACCCATGCTGGAGGTGTTTCTTTTTTCTCATACAATTTCTCGTACAACATGTCTGCCGCTTTACATACATCATCGGTTGATTTTAGCGTACGTTCATTAGTTCTTAGAATATAGTGTTGATTGATATAGTTAGACAATATCTTAAATCCACTCAAATCATCCCAACAGTATTTACTCGCCGTATATGGTGCAGTTAAGTCAGCCAAATCATACATGTCAGCAATGGTCACAAACCCATATTCATTAATGATTTCATGCATTTGATTTAAAACATTCTTGGCTTCTTCTAACGATTCGAAAATTGGATCTGAATATCCTGGATTATATTTATTTGTTTTACGCATAGCATTAATTTCTCCTTTCATATATGACATACAGTTAATCAATATAATCTCTTACCTTACCACCTGTTACATACATTTCGCGTTCGATTTTTAAACCAAAAGGTAGACGCACACTCTCTAGTTCAGAAAGCATCACGTAACCCCATTCCCATTCGAAAATATGACAGTAACCAAATAATAACCAGTCACCGTCTGATTGTTTCTCGCCTTCTGTAATAAGCCAAGTACCAGCTCCACATGGATTGAAATACTTGACTACTACTTCAGCGTCTTCCATTTTTCCTTCTTGCGAACCGATAGGATATTTCTCGAATGTTTTCTCTAACTCTTTGGTCATTAACATCATCGTAACGCACATCCTTTGTAAGGTTTTTATTCTGTCTGTTCGACGATATTTACTAAACGAACTAAACTTTCTAATTTCGTCGATAATTCTTCTCGCTGGTCAGAAAGATATTCGAGTAGTGCTATTTTCGCTTCTTCTAAATTTGATTCCTCAAACCACACAGCGCGGTAAAATACTTTGCCAGGTTCGCTTGCGACTTTTATACATCCGTTTTCATCTTGAAAATATCGACTGATAGTATGCGGATTGCCTAATAAATCACCGTGAGATACTTTAATACGATCATCTAGTAGTTTATAATAGTGAATTTCTTTTATTTTTTCATACAGTAATGACATATATTTATTCCTCTATCTTTCTGTCATTCGCTAATTAGTTAATAGGTCTTGCGTTAGGTAATTTTAAAATCCATCCGCCATCACGAGCTCGAACAATATCAGCGTTAACTACAGATTTCCAACCGTAATCGTTCGCTGTGTATGGTGCTGTTAAATCGGCCATATCGTACATATCAGCAACAGTTACATGACCGTATGTTTCGATTACGTTATCCATTTGGTCACGAACTTCTTCTGCTTCGGCTCTTGTTTCGAATTTGATGTCATCGTAATCGAATCTTGAACGACTGGAAGTTGTGGCACGACTTTTTTCTTTCTCATCATCGTAATAGCTGCGATAAGATACCTTACTCTTAGAACGCGATCTATTGCCCTGCGATTCACCGAATAAGATAATATCAATAACGTTCTTTACGATATTCGCAATAGTATCTTTGGCAGTTGGAATCAACACATCCTCGATAACATATTTCTTAACACTGGATGCATCCTCAGATACAAATATATTCGTGAATTTACGTCCGTTGTTTTTACTAGTGCTCGCTTTACCTTTTACTACTTTTTCTACTCTCTTTTCTCTTTCCGCAGCCTCTGTTTTACTGCGGTGAGAATTAGATGGATACTCTGCCATTGTTTAGTCACTCCTCTCAAGTCGAATTAATTGATTTTGAATGTCATACCGCTATTGTTGTTTTGTCCATAACTTCGAGTAATGTTTGTGGCGATAGAATTATAGATTTTAGATACATTATCTAAATCACTATTAAACTTCGATAATAAACCGTCTAAATTACCATCGAATTTCTCAACGATTTTCTGTTCGGCTTTATAAGTCACATCTTCTTTCAGACGGTTAATGTTAATGTCAGACACCTTTCTCGCTAACTCGTCGGAAACAGACTTACGAATATCAGAGTAAGAATCGTCAACGGCATCTTTAACCTGTTTATGAATATCATTACGAATATCTTTAATGATCTTATTTGTAGCAACATCGATAGCTTCTTTAACGTCTCTTTCAACTGCTTTATCTACAGCTTTCTCGATAATAGTTTCATTAACGTCGACTTTAATATCGCCTGATAAATCCTCGATAGACTTATCTACTTTCTTGCACATTTTGTCCGCTTTATAAGCAGTATAAATAGCACATCCAAATCCAATAACACCCATAATAATTCCAAATGTTTCTTTTTTCATAGCATTCTCCTTTTAATAAATCATGGTAATTTTTCCTGGTAACGTAATTCTCGTATCAGATAATTTGTTATTATTCTTTTTATACTGATACGCTAAGTTACTTCTTGCTTTTCTTTCGGTTGGAGCTACAGTTTCTCCCTTCCAGTTATTAGCGATACAAATACCAAATTCCATAACAGGTCCTTCGTATTCATATCTGTGGTATTCCTCGTACATAAAGCCTCCTTGTTACTTTTGAAAACTAAAAAGGGAAATACCCTGTTACAGGTAAATCCCTCTTGTTGAGAATCTTAAAATTCTGTAATTTCCACGTCTTCAGAATAATCATCTTCTGTTTCGTCAGTAGCTGTTCCATTCTTCTTACTGTTCACGTATGAAGCGGCAGTAGCTCCCAAACCGAATGCGATAAGACCTACAGTAACTCTAATAATGTTTTTTCCTGTTTTTGATTTCCAGAATCCAACTTTCTTAGGTTCCTGTTCAATGTTATCAACTTCAGCTTTATCAACCTCTGCTGTTTCTACATTAACTGTTTCTACATTAACTGTTTCAACTTCCTGATTTTTTTTCATAATTATATTCCTTTCTTTGTATAAAAATTAGATTAATAATATCTCATAATAGTTCTTGTATTTTTCGCGAATTAGTGTAATTTTCTGAAATCATGTTTTGCTGGGTTCAAATATCTGATAACAGCTCGTGGTTTGCCTGTTTTTGATTTCTCTACATCAATCATTAAATCAATTCGATCATTTACGGTCCATCCGATATCATCACCCAACTCGTAATGGTCCAAACCGAATTCATCGAGTAATTCATTTACGGACATATACATTTCAGCTCCATCGATCATTCGTCCGTTGAGATTATTCATGATTTTTATTACTTTTTCTTCGGATGATCTAAAAGTCTGATTGGAATAAGGTTCACGAATTGTATATTCGCCATCTTCCGAAACGAATACAGTATGATTCTCACTCGCTGTTTTTTTCTCAACTTTATCTTTTCTATCCTTAACAATTTTCTCACGAATCTGTTTCTCGGCTTCTTCACCTACAGTCTCGATAGTTTTCTCTTTGTATTCGTTAAGGGCTGTCGCAGAAATCTGACATGCAGTTGCTAAAGCGGCACTACGTTTATTATGAACAGCATTAGCACCAACAACACATACACCCGCTGTAACCCCTGTAGCAATCGCTGGGATATAATGTTTCCAAGTTACTTTTACAACTTCCATTTTAGTCAATTTTTCGCCTTTTTCTTCTTCTGCCATTTTGATAGATTCCATAGCATCTGGTGTGGCTTTAACTGCTAATACTGTGGATGTTACACCCGCAGCAATACCCATGCCTGTAAGAATCGCTGGCTTGTGTTTATTTAATCCAGTTCCGATTGTTTTTAATACTTTAGTTACGTTTGACATATTCATTTTTAATTCTCCTCCTTAATGTGTGTAACCTTATAAAAATAAATAAAAGAGCCTCATTACTGAGACTCCCCTACGTTTTTACCTTCCAATTTAGCGATACGTTCATCCTGTTCTTTTTGTTTTTTCTCGATCGATTGCATGGTCATTTCTTGTGCAGCCGCGCCTAATGCAGCTCCAATAATCATAATAAAACCAAACAATCCGCCATTAAATTTAAAGTTTTTCATTATAAATTCCTCCTAAATTAGTTTTCTCATAATACGGCTTGTTTTCACCGCGAATTCATTAACAATTTATCACCGATTTTTGTCACCTGTGTGCGGTAATTAATAATATTCTAAAAAGTCAGCACTTGGAGACCAGTAAGACTCTAGAATATAACATTCGAGTCCATCTTCAAGTACAGTCTTCCTATGATTGAAATCGATCCAATATAGGTCGCTATCTACAGCCCAGCCAACTGTATTACCATAATCAGTAGGTTCTAAACCGAGAAATTCGTATAGTTCGTTTAATACTGCGTACCCACGTAGTGTAAAATTGCGATTTGTATGATACTCAGCCGCGATAACTTGTTCGATAGTCGACTCAAAATATCTTCCACCGAATTCGTCATAGAACAAAACTGGTTCTCCGCAAGATTCTTCGTCAGTTAGACAAGTATTCGCACATAGACTTTCAGCATAAATCCCAACTTCTTCAGCTTTTTCTACGGCGATGGCGTCCACGATTTCATTATGTGTATCTTTACCGTATAATTCAACTAATTTATGGCGATATTGTTTGTAGGAGCTATCTACTAATGTATACGCACTAACTAGAGCTGCTTGTTGACGTTTATTTAGTACGTTAGCTCCGAATATACAAGTAACCGTCCCAATACCTACGATTGTAGCTGGAATATAACTAGGACCCGCCATTTTGAATTTCTCAAATTTAGTTAACTCTTCACCTTTCTCATCCTTCGCTTGTTCTAATATCGTCATAGCTTTAGGTGTCGCTTTCACTGCCATGATAGAAGTAATTAACACGCCAACGCCTCCTACCACTGTAAGAATTGTTGATGCATTACGTTTACCAAATATTTTGACGCTATTAACTAGGCCATTCATTTGTGACAACACCTTTCGGTTGGATTTGTGAAGTAGGAAGAACAAAAAGAGAATGATACGAATGAAGCTACCGCCAATTCCCATTTTTCTCAGCTCTTAAAATGCGATCATTCTAGGTAATAGTTACCTTATCTTTCTCTCATAAAAGGACTTGTAAATTTCGCGAATATGGAATTAAAAGAAAAATAGAGACTTATAATTTGTCCCTATCTTAAATTTGTAATACAACCCATTACGGATTCGTATACACATAATGTCATAACCAATGCTGGTATAATCATAAATGCCATATCCTTTATCCTCCTTTTATAGTATTTCCTATAATGGAGCTTGTAAATTTCGCGAAAGTAAAAGAAAACTCTAGGATTGTTCTACTCGAAGGACGCCGTTATTTTGCTCACGCTCATTTGTCAGGTTTTCACCTCAGCGACGTGCCCGATGCGGTACCGACAATCTTCGGCCCTCCAACTTCACTGCCCTTTCGAATATTAGTTTTCTTTCATAATATCCGTTGTAAATTTCGCGAATCCGTTTTGATGAAAAAAGAAAGAGACTGGTTTTACTCAGCCTCAACTTTTAATAAATCTTCTGTCACTTCTTCGGTGATTTCATTAATCATTTTCATGTATTTCTTAACAAACCATAACATCCATTTCTTGCTAAGCATAATTTTGAATGTTATCACCAACATTGCTAAACTAGCTAACACCATTCCAATTACGATTGTTAATCCTAATACAATCATTTCCAACATAATAAATTCCTCCTAAATTAGTTTTATTTTGATTTATCTTTCATTAAAGGGTATGTATTCTTCGCGAATATGAAGACTAAGAGGATCATAATTCAATCCTCCCAATCCGATTTGTCCATTCGATAATCTTAAAATGCTAATACGCATATACACGCGATAATCAACGCCAATCCTAATAACCCTAACGCCAATATCGTCACTAGTATATTCATTATGATTTTCATGTCTAATTACCTCCTTTTCTCTTCACAAAAGAGGCTGTATTAGTCGCGAATGTTCAACTAAAGTTTCACCTGTTCTCACTTCGTTTAAATAGAAAAGAGAAGCCTAAGCCCCTCTCGTTAATGTTTCTTTCTAATAAATTTGATCAATCTGTAGATTCCATAGATAATCAGGAAACATACAATTGGCTCGATTAGTAAGATTGCCACCACACTAAACATTGCCAGTATAACTCCTGCTATTAATAATAAAATCATAAACATAATCATATTTTATCCTCCTTAAATATTATTTCATAAAGGAGCGTGTAAATATCGCGAATCATGATGGAAAGTAAAAGGAAGAGCCTTAGTTAAGACTCGCCTTTTCGATTAATAACGCCAAATTCTTATTAGAATCTAACACCATAATCATTATTGTTATACATGTCTCCGCCTAAAAACCATACGTTAACAAATACTTTCAATAATTCCATCATGATAATTTTCTCCTTTCATATTTTATTTTCCGTTATTTTCTATAATAGGTCCTGTATTTTTCGCGAATGCTCAACTAAAGTTTCACCTGTTCTCATGGGATTCGAGCAGAAAGAAAGAGGACTCGTAATGAATCCTCAATCCCCGAATATTATTCGTTGGTTTCTGTTGTTTGCTTTTTATATGTAACCACGGCAAAACCTGTTTCAGCTTCAGTACTATCAGTTGCTGCTCTAATTCTCATTTTGTCGTCTTCATAGAGTACTTTATCCTCTCCTGCAACTCCAATGAGTAAGCATACTACAGCTCCTACAAATCCTGTCACTGCTCCAATACCTGCTCCTGTTACAAATAATAATGCTTTCTTCATATAAGTTACCTCCTAATTTAATATTTCATAAAGGAGTATGTTTTCATCGCGTCAAATTTCTCGTCTATCGAAACAAGTCTCCCAACGTTCTTTAGATATTGGTTTCATTCGTAAGCTCCACATTAATTGACGAATCGTAACTGTCGGATATATTCCATTCGTGCATTCGCCTGAGCGTTTATCAAAATATTCTTTAAATTTCTTATGTAAATATATCGAGTCAGTAAGCCAGGGGTCTATTTCGTTCCAGTATGTATTTTTAGTTTCTGGGTCGTAACGTTGTTGAATTACGGCTAAACCTTTCTTACCTATTTTGAATAAAGTACATCTATCGTAAACTGGATGATCGCATTCGTAATTTTCACCATACATAGAATGATATAGATCTGGTTTTTCATAGTGATAACGCAATTTGTGTCAACTCCTTACAAAATAAAATAAAAGAGAAGCCGAAGCCCTCTTTAGTTGTTACTACTCGTCCAAGTCATATGATTCCTACTAAACGATTCATTAATTCCATTGATAGTTCTGACTCTATCTTCAATCAGGGAATTATTACTCGTAATGCGGACTTTGAAATCCCATTTAAATCCTTCGATTTCATTAGCCGCTTTAAGCATTTCATCCCATTTGTTCAAGAAGTCAATAATCTGTCCATTTCTATTAGTTTCGCTCATATTCCAATCCTCCATTTTCTTAAACTTTTAGTTTCATTAGAGGATATGATTTTTACGCGAACGTTCAACTAAAGTTTCACCTGTTCTCACTATGTTCGAAAAGAAAAAAAAGAGAAAGAACCTGTTACAGTTCCTTCAGTCTTGTGAGTAATACATTCGTGTCGATCATATTCTTACGAATCATTTCCTTACGATACTCAAAGTCTTTAATAAATAATTCACTACCTCCATCTTTGAGTGCCATAAAATCGTGTTCCATAAGTATCACGTTCGAATGTAATACCTCAATCTTGCTTTCAAGCTCTTTCAACAAAGTCTTTCTCTCTTTACCGTTAAACATATATTTATCCTCCATTGTAATTTTATTTAATATGTTTCTATAATATTCGATGTAATTAACGCGAGTGGACGAATATGAAGAAAAAAAAAAGACCAGCATTAGCTAGCCTTATGTAACTTGCTTAATACTGTTCTTTCCAATCTCATGTCATCCATGATTTTACGTACCTCCCAACTCAATAGATACAATTCAGTTTCAACCATCTGCCTCACGCGAGATTCGTCTTGTATTTTGTGTTCGACCTCACGATTTGGTTTCTGTCCGTTCTTACATTTAATCCATTTCAATCCTCTGATACCCATAATCATATCCTCCTATAATCTTTTCTATAAGAGAGGCTGTATATTATGCGAAAAAGAAAAAATAAAACACAATGTTCCAATTTTCCCAGGGATCGATCATAAAGACTGCTCCCAAGTCAGCGCACCATTTGCCTGCCGTCGATACTTATAATATCAAAATCTCCGACATTGTTATCAGTATATATAGCATATCAGCCTCCGATATTCACTACGACCATTCGTCCTCTGGACCATTACTGTCAATCTTTCGATTCGAGCCTCGGTTTGTATAGTTCGTACTCTTCACTACTGAATGTAGAGCCGGTCTCCCTCTCTCGATATGCTTTCTTTCTATAATATTCGTTGTATATTTCGCGTATCATTCGTAGAAAAAGAAAAGGAGCCGTTAAGCCCCTAATCTCTTAGTTTCTTTTGAATTTCGATTCAATAAAGTCTTTACTCTTCGTAAGTAACTTCTCGCCAGTATTCCTAACCTCTGGAATTGAAATAGCTGTTACTATCAACGCTCCCGCTGGTAATAAAACTTCTTTCAACCAAAGTCTAGCCTCTCTACTCGCATCAATTCTTGTTCTTTTACTCATAATATAAATCCTCCTTTGAAATTAATTCTCATAAAGGAGCGTGTAAAATTCGTGAGACCTGCTACTACTATTCGTAAAAAAAAATATTTCTTTTAATTACTTATATACTTACATTAACAATAGTTTATATTTATTAACAAAAGTTAATGTTATTACATATAAATATTAAATAAAAAAAAATAAAATGACCTGTTACTACTACGAATAGTATGAGATAAAAGAAAAAGAGAAGACTATGTTTCCATAGCCCTCCCTACGAGTATTACTCATTATTTGAACTTAAACATCTTGCCCAAAGATCTTCCGGCAGTTGTTGTAAAGGTCTCAAACTGCTCAGCTTTGCATAAGAACTTAGCGAGATTCTTGTTCGAGAAATACCCGATTACAGGTGTAACGATTACAACTGCTCCGAGTTCAATTCCTTTCATGATCTTTTCTTTTGTCGATTCACTCATTTTGAATTTCTTATCCGCCTCTTGTTTGTCTTTCTCAATCTCCTGACGTTTAAGTTCTTCATCATGAGCATCGTCAATCTTAACCATGTCATTATAAACTTTCACAGCTGTAATGGCCTGATCGAATGCTTCTTCTGCATCGTCATCCCCCTGTTCATGTTCTAACACATATTGCAATTTTTCAGCTGCTACCTCTTCCATCAACTGTTTTAAAGATTTCTTTTCTGGCATAATAAAGCCCTCCTTTAAATATAATACTTCATAAAAGACCATGTTAATCTTGCGAAAGATTGGCGTTGTTATCTACTTTCAATCGTATGTATCTTTTATTCGATAACTTATCAATCTCGTCAATTTCAAATCGATAGGTATCTTTCTCTGGGTTGGTATGATCGATTCGTAATATCCCGTCTGGTTTGGTTTTACGAGCGATTAATACACCTAATACGAATCCAAGCACACCTCCAAAAATAATAGCGATAATAATTTCCATAGCATTCTCCTTTCTTAAAAATATTTATCACACTACGAATGTAGCATTGATCTCAGTCACCTACGTACGGTTTTTCTATTCTAGGTTAGAGGTGGTTTTAATCTAGATTAGAAATATGTTCGAAAATAAAAAGAAGAAGCCTAAGCCTCCTCTTCTTGTTTACTTTTATACACTTGGTATAAACCTAATGATACAATTGTTAATACTAACCCAATAGCGCCTCCGATAAATTTCTTCATGTGCTTTTTGATAAATACTCCAACTTTTTTCATTTTGATTTCCTCCTAAATATATAAATTTTTCTCATAATATACTGTGTTTAATTCGCGAAAAAGAAAAGAGAAAGGCTTATTTAGCCCTCTCTAACATTTCCTTATTTAATTTATCAACATCATTTTGAAGTTTCTCGATTTCTACACCTACTGTTCCCAACAGATCATCAGTCATGTTTTCTAATTCCAGAACCGCTTTCATGAATTTAAACTCCTCGTCCGACATACCTACTAATGTATGCATATCCCCAAAAGTTTCCTTCACCAATGCCTTTCTAACTGCTTGTCTCTTCTCAATAATCTGTTCAATCATTTTGCGTAACATAATTCATACCTCCATTTTGAATTCATTAATTAAATAGTTTTTCATAAAGGGGTATGTTTTTCGCGCGAATGTACAATTAAAGAAAAAGAGAAGCCGAAGCCTCTCAACTGTTTTTAAAATGCTCAATCATTTCCTCGAATTCTTGCATAAGCTCGTCGAATAATTTGTCTAAATTCATCATAGTTATATCTCCTTTCAATTAATGATTTTGTATTTTCTATAATACACTGTGTAAAAATAGCGAAAAAAAAAGAGAAGAGTTCCTAGAACTCCCTCTCGATAAAATCATTCACATCTTCATACACTACAGATGAGATCATAGTTCCATCTGCTGTATATAATCGTACTGTGATTCCGTATGTACCATTATTCCAGTCTGTTTCGAGACTAGCCTTTTCATACGCACCGATTACTTCTACTTCGTTAAAGCTAGCCACAGCTTCTTCAGCTTTTGCTACTTCATCGTAATATTTGTTTTCAGTTGCGATAAAATTGCCAATCACACCACATACTCCCCCAATCATAATTAATACTTTTTTCATAAAATATTTCCTCCTATAATATATAAATTTGTAATGTATTTTCCATAATAGATGTTGTAAATTTCGCGAATAACAAAAAAAGAAGACTCGATGTGAGTCCTCCTTAATATTTAAAGCCATACTGTTCATAATATTCCGGAATATCAATAATGAATTGCATTAATCGTACCGGCCAGATAATCAATCCAATGATAAAGTTGTCATCGATTTGATTTCCAATATTGGCGGTATGTTTACCCCACCAATTTAGACAATCATAACCTGCTTTTTCAGCTTTAATTATGTGGATCATCACAACCACGAATAAGCTCGCGTATCCAATTACTAAATATCCCAAAAATCCTAATACTAACATAAGTATTCCTCCTTTAAATATATTTTCATAAAAGGAGATGTTATCCTCGCGCCTTACTAAGTAACCAGAAGAATTTCCTATAGCGATCGTAATATAAATCTCTACTACAAGGAATCCCTAATCGAGTGTTTAAGTATGTATAAGACAATCCTTCGGTGACAGCTTTTAAAATATAATTATGTAAACAGTTATCAGCTTCTAAAGCAATCTGTTCGAGTAATTTAATTCGTTCACCATAATATGATTTCATCATCGCTCGTTTAGCAGTAGGATCGCCTGGTAGATTACTTGTAGGAACTCTTTCCATCATTGATAAAGGGATACTTGGATTATCAAATTCCATATAAGCTCTTTTCCATTCGGGATATTGTAGGCAGAAATGTTTTAACTCGTAATGTCTATGTTTATCTATCCAATATTTATTCTTTTCTGAAATTTCCGCACGTATTACTGTTGCCATTTTGAATTCTCCTTTTCAAACAAATCTAAAACATCACCATCGTATAACTCTCGAAATTTCATTAATAAAACATAAGACGGATCTGATATACCTCGTTCGATATTCGAGTAATGAGCTGTAGTGATTCCTAACCTCTCACACAAATCCCTCTGTCTCATTCGTCGTTCTATTCTCCAAAACACTAATTTCTTTCTTCTATGCAAACTTTTCACCTCATTAGTTTACTATTTGACGCACTATGTTTAAAAAAGTATCTAACCATAAGTACCGGGGCAAGGGAATGATTAGATTAAGTATGTATATGTATTATCGTTTTAATGCGAAATCGTAGTTGCAATTATCCTCGTACATGTCTAAGTATTGTTCAATCATTTCTATCTTTCTTTTTAATTTATCGATCTCATTTTGTTTTAATTCAAGCTCAATATCTTTCTGTAAAATCATCAATCCCAATTCGTCAATAACCTTCGCTACACCATCCACAGCGGTTCACTCCTATCGATTAAGATTAGAACGTATGTTCCATACGTGTTTACATTGCTATCTTAATATAATTTTTAGAATTTGTAAATAAGTTTTTAAATTTCGAACTAAAAAGTTTGCTATTTGAATATTTTTGTGTAGAATGAAACATGTACTTTATTATAAGAAAGGAAAGTGATATCCGATGCAAATTCAAAAGACGCTCGATACAAAAGAAATAGGTGGTCGGGTGAGACAATTAAGAAAAATGAGAAATATAACACAAGATGAGTTAGGAATAGTTTTAGGAAATAGAGCAACAGGAAGACCGTTATCGAGAGGACAAGTATCAAATCTAGAGACAGGTAAAAGGAACTTAAATATCCATCAAATAAAGATACTCGCAGATTATTTTAACGTTTCAATCGAGACACTTGGATGTAAAACCGATGAAATAGAAACTGTAGATTTATTAGAACGAGCTAGACTAATATTTGAAAATGACAAAGTATCATTAGAAGAGAAACAAGACCTATACGAAAATATCATGAAATTATACTTATCAGTCAGAGAGCAAATTAAAAAATAACGCGCAGCCATTACAGCCACACGTTGGATTTGTCCTTCTTTAATTTTTTAGTTTCTTCTGACGTATAAAAACATTTTGGATTTTTAATATTTCTGTTCATTACGTCATAAATATTTTGAAGGACTTCCTTCGTTGGTTCGTTTCTGACAACTGTAATTTTCATGTTTTTAACCACCTCGATGAAAGATATGTAAGTATTCAGCAAATTATGAAAGTTTACTATTTGAAGCGTAATATAAAAAGTCATCTAAGAAAAGGAGTAAATTTTTCCATGAGCTTAAATATCATAACACCATACGAATTAGGAAAAATAAGTGTACGACGAGTAATTATCTATCTGAGGAAATCTCGTGCGGAAGGTAAAGAAAGTGTTGAAGAAGTATTATCCCGACATGAAACGATTCTTCAAGAATATGCTATACAAACATTCGGAGAGAAAATACCTGAAGAAAATATCTATCGTGAAGTTGTTTCTGGCGAGACAATAGACGATCGTGTTGAGATTAAGAAGGTGTTTCATCGATTAGAGAAGGAAGAAGGTTCTGTATTACTCGTGATTGAACCTCAGCGTATATCTCGTGGTGAAATGTTAGACTGTGGTCGTGTTGTACAAATTCTGAAATATACGAATACGATAATCGCCACAATAACCAAAGCATATGATTTGAATAACAAATTTGATAAAGAAATATTCGAAGCTCAATTACTACAAGGTAATAAATATTTGGAATATACAAAAGAAATATTAGGTCGTGGTAGACAATTATCATTACGTGAAGGTAAATGGATTGGTAGCACTCCTCCTTTTGGTTATGCTCGTAAGCCACTCGATAGAGGATTCATGTTAATTAAAGACCAGAATGAAGCACCAATCGTTGAAGCTCTGTTCTCAGCTTTTGTTGATGATGGTTTATCTACTCTGGAGACAGCGAATTATTTGAACAAGCACGAATTAAAACCTCGTATAGCTGAACTATGGAATGACGAAATGGTCCGACATATTTTAAAGAATGAAGTTTATTACGGCGATCTCGCTTGGGGTAAAAGACCAGTAGTAAAGAAACTTATAAACGGAGAGTTACACAAGTTTAGACCAAGCCCAGAAGAATATATGTTAGTTCGAGGTAGACAAGAAGGTATTATCAGTAAAGAGAAATGGGATATGGCACAGGAGAGACTGCGGAAAAATAAGCCTGACAAAACTGGCTGGAATCGAGAACTAAAGAATCCTTTGGCTGGTTTGGTGTTCTGTAAGAAATGCGGTTACTCACTCGTTCGGGTACAGAATCGTAGAAAGAAAGAAATTAAACGGGTACGAAAATATAAAGTTAATAAAGTGGCTATCAACCAATTAATTCGAGAAGCTAGAGCTAAGAAGGGTGTTACCAGTCAACAGATAGCAGATTTTCTCGGAGTATCTCGTAGTAAGATAAATGATTGGTTTAGACCTGATCCTGAGAAGCTACATTACACGGATTTATTCAGCGAAAAATGGTTCGAGTTAAAATTCTTCCTAGATATCGAGACTGATGAATTCGATAAGCAATTACTAACATATGAGGAGAAACCACCTGGAGCAGATACGTTCATGTGTAGTAACCAAAACTGCGATATGGTGTCTTGCGTGCTTCCGAAATTAGAGAAAGAAGTATTAAGGCAGCTAAAAGAAGAATTAAAAGATTTTAAATATTATGTAGATAACTATGAAGAGGAAATTATTAAAGAAAGAGACGATACGCACAAAACCATTTTGAAATTAGAGAAGAAATTGACTGGATTAAAAACTGAACGGAAGAATTTATTACGTACTCGAAATCGTGAAGAAATATCATACGATGATTATATCGAGTTGAAGAACGACATCGAAAAAGAAATTGATTCGATTGAACGTAAACTGGCCAAATTCGAAAATACCGAAGAGGAAGAAAAGTTAATTAGATATAAAAAAGCAATCCCCAAATTGGAAGACTGCTTAAATGAATACGACAATATGAGTATACCACAAAAGAATGAGTCATTGAAATCAATCATAAACAGAATCATATATTCGAAGACAACTAAGCTCACAAGACGTAAAACAGACAAAGATGACATGGAAATCGTGATGCATCTGAAAATATAACAACCCTGAGAAACCTTGCTACGGCGGGGTTTTTCTTATGTTGGAGAAACGACTTTATGAACAGAGTGCGTACAGAGAAGCCCTCGGTTGTTTAAGGTCAAAAGTCCAACAGTAAATATAATCGGAGAAATGACTTTATCATCAGGGTGCTCACTCGACAGCACACGGTTGTTTAAGGTAAAAAGTCCAGTGGGTTGGGGGAGAAAAAGAAAAGGACTCGTTATGAGCCCAGTTCTATTGTTTTTAGCGTTTGAAAAATATCTCGTAATAATCGTAATCCCAAACCCAACAATATAATCTAATCAACAAGAATATCGGTGTTAATACTACTCGAATAATCGGTTTTATAACGCATACCAGTTTTGTTGAAAATCTGAATCTTTCGTCTTTGTTATTGAGTTTTACGAAATCAGTTTGTATCATTCCAAATCACCTCCTCATAAAACGAAGTGTTTATTTAGCGAAAAAAGAAAAGCCCTTGTTCAGGACTTCTCATATTCCTCTAGCGCTTTGTTCATACCTTTCAAAAATGCTCGATGTACTAGCCCATTAACCTCTTCCATTTCATCACGAGAAGCTCCACCACCCACCATTTTGACTAATGCGTTGTATAATGCTTTCACATACGCCTCGCCTAAAATTTCGAGTAATTCCGCCTCTTCTTTTGGAAGCTCAGTTTGTTGTGGGAATTCATACACTTTACACATAGCAATCATCCTTTCGCTATTTGTCTTCATAAGAGGACGTGTAAGAGGCGCGAAATAGCTCATCCGTACAATTCGTCTGTTCTCGTTTCATTCAAGCAGAAAAATAAAAGAAGCCCCATTAGTGAGACTCCTTTCTTCCTTCAAAAATATCGATTTGTTCGGTAAACATAGCCGATAATTCTTTACTGCTAATACTATTTAAATCCGATACTGGTAATTCACACTCAAATTTATCATAGTATTTACCCTTATAACTAAAATTGTCAACTACTACTTTCATAATCGTTCCTCCTTGATTGTTTTTTCTATAATATAGATTGTTTATTTAGCGAAAAAGAAAAGAGAAGCCTTTGTAGACCTCCCTCGCAAACCATTTTGAATTCTATTAACGTCTATTCTTTAAAAACATCTGTGCGTGTGTCTGCATTTCGAGTTTACCACATCGTGCTAAATTCGTAATGTAGTACGCCTCATCTTCGGTAAGACCTAATGATAATAACCATTCGTTAAAATCATCTTCATCCTTACCATATCTGAGTTGTCCACCTACTCGAATCCAGCTTGCGATATATCTACTCGCATACTCTCCTTTGATAATTTTATTTTCAAACATAATATTTCCTCCTTTTATTTTGGTTTTTCTATAAGAGGATCAGTAATTTACGCGAAAAGAAGAGAGCATGTTTAACTCTCTCCAAATTCTACAGTTTCTCCAAGATACCCAAAATCTTCTGGATTCTCTAACCACAAATAAGCATTATTGACCGCAGTAGATTTCTCTAATTCGAATGGTTCTTTCATCAATAACGTGCCGAAGAAATTTACCATAATCCATTCGCCTATCTCTACAGGTTCACCCCAATCATCATCAGAGTGTCTTACCTCGTACATATGATAGCCTTCTGGAACAGTCTTTCTATCGATTCGTAAATCTATAAATAAACCTTCTTTTCCTAAGACTTCTACTTTCAACCATGTTTCTTCTTTCGCATTAAATCTAGCCATTTTGATTGTCCCCTTTCGAAATGTTTTCCCATAAAAGGAAGTGTAGGAAGCGCGAAAAGAAAAAGAAGAGCCTAAGATTTCTCCTAAGCCCTTATTGTTTTAGTGCAATATGATATTGATTTACGTCATGACAATTCCTCAAAAGCCGGTAATTTTATTCTATACCCATATTTACCTTTAAACAACGATACTCTAGCCCCATTTAACGAACGCCAACGTTTTTTATTATCCGTGTAGACAACTCTTCTAACATCTACGAGATCATAAAAATCGGCGAGAGTTACATAGCCGTACTCGTCAATAATTTCTTGCATATACTTTAAAATTAGTTTCGCTTCTTTTCTAGAAAAGTCCTGTTTTAATTTATACCATACCATTCATATCACCTCCTCATAAAAGAAATGTTTCGGTCGCGAGAGAAAATGAAGAGCCCTTGTTAAGGACTCGTCCTAGCCTTCGAAGAATAGCACTACGTCCACAGGGTCTTCAAACTCCTGTTTCTCGATAATTTGCTTAAATACTTCGTACTTAGCTGGTTCGTTCTCCTCAATATATAGGATCTCTTCTAATAATCGTCCGTAAAAACCTTGTGAATATGATAACATTTCAATTACATCAACTACTTGCTCAATATCATAGCCTTTAGTTTTAACTTCCATGTTAAACATCTCCTTTTTGGTTTTTATCTCATAATAGGGTATGTATAGGTCGCGAATTCAACTAAAGTTCACCTGTTTTCACTTCGTTCAAATAGAAAAATAAGAGAGAATGCGTATCTGTAGGACTCGAACCCGCTCAATTAGACTGTATCTGATAAAGACCGTCTAGTAGGCCAGCGTCTCCTGATAATATTAATTTTTTCATATCTTTATTTAATATCGTCATTGGAGTCATTCCTAATTCTCTCTCATAAAAGGACTCGTATAGGTCGCGAATTCCATTTTGAAGAAAAACAAAAGACCCCGTTTGTTCAACGAGGCCCTTCATTCACATTATTTCTTTGGTTCACTGTAAGTCATAGCCTGTGTACTGTCTGCGATTCCAGCTGTCGTTGGGTCTACTACTACACCGAGAATTGATAATACCATAAACACAGCATTAACAACCGCGAGTAACTTATTACCCAAATCGCCTAAGTCAAGACTGAATCCGAACACGGCAGCTACCACCTGAATCAACAGCAATACTGCTGGAATAATAGCTATCCAAAAGTTTTTGTTTTTAATTCGTACAATCCAGTTAATATTTTTCATAGTTACTACCGCCTTTCTTATTAATCTCCGAAAATATGTTTTATACCTTGATCAAACATGAAATCTTTTTCTTCTTTCTGAATTTTTTCGGCAAGTTCAAGAGCAGCCGTCATATCGCCATTACAATGAGCGTCTGGAATACGTTGGACTGCTTTTGCTGTTGCCTCTGCTAATACATTCGTAGCTCTGCTGTTTTTCATGATGATTAACATGAGCTGTTCTGTAGTTTTCTCTCTTTCTTCAGATTTCTTTTCACGTTTATCAATACTACGCTTCAGCCACCAAAATAAAAATCCCGTAATAGCACTTGGTATTCCCATCGCTGCGATAAATGCTATAGCAATTTCCATTTTGAATTCACCTCGATTATTCTTCTGCGATTACGCCTTCGACTGGTTCTACTTTAGCGATCAACTCTTCCTGTAAAGCATACGCAGAATCTTCGAATACAGCATAATCGTCTCTACAAATAGCTCTGTTTGCTTTATACATTTCATTATCCAGTTTAACCATACCAACTCGAATCTGCTGTGGATCTTCGGATGAAATTGTACAAGTATGCTGAACTACTTTAATACCATCGATAATTGTATAACCTGTTCTATTGATTGTTTCTGTAACCTGTAATGTATTTGTCATATCACATATTTCCTTTCTGTTAAATATTTTCGGCCCCTTCGAACTGAGGCAAAGTTTTTATGTATGCATAAGCTGTTTCAACAGTCATCGTTTCATCATAAGGTAATTCGTATGTAACCGCTTGCATGTATGGCTGAGCGATCTCGTTCTCCTGTTCAGCTGTTCTAGATGCGTCGTCTACATAAGAAAGAACCGCAATAGAATTCTGACGATTCACTGTTTGTGTCAAATATAAAATTCGATGGTAATATGTAGTTACTCCATCTTTTTGCTTTATTGCTTTATATAATGCCAATGGATTCACCTCTTGTTCTATTTATGAGAATGTAATCGTTCCGTTCCAATACACGCCTATAGCGTCGTTGTTAGTTACATTCGTAGTGTTAGAAAACGAAGCAGTTATATCGATACCGTTAAACTGTCGTCTAGTTACGCTATAACTCGTTGGGATTACGTATACAGATGCTGAAGAACCGTGTGTGTATGAATTACCCTGTCGTAATATAAAACCGTTACCACTGGTCGCAGTTACGGTTGGCGCTCCTACGATCGGTACGGAAAACGGTATTGAGAATGATACATCTGCCCCAGAGTTTGTTACATATCCCGCAGTTCTTATTGTAAGACTTATCGAATCCCCTCGTCTTCTGTACGGTCTATACGAGCCAGGTTCGGCTATATTACTCACAAAATGGTTGATATCGTAACTGTATAGATTTAGACTTCCAGACTTGTTGGTGTATAAACCGTGTCCGATAGCGAGATTATTACCCGCGGACATCGGATTAATAGCTTCGTATACACTTCCGTCGGTTCTCGTACTATTGATTTTGACATCGTTAGCGAAAGTTAAGTCGCCATTCATACCGCCGCCGTAATTGTCTAATATCCTTCTCCAAGCTTGCCATGTACCGTTAGCACCAACACGATGCCATAAATATGGACTTCCAGTACCATAATGTGAATTAAACGCTAATTCATGAGTGGCATACGAATCGGCACTCCATCCAGTTAAACTCATGATTGTTTTCCAATAGTCATTATCAACACCTATAGTGTCGAAATATAAATTCATACTATTGTCACCGAACATACCAGGCGTTGGCGTTACATCTCGCAAATCGTGAATTTTCATTCCGCCCGTTGGTGCTGTAGAACTGTCGACGTATTTACCCACTGTTAGTTTTCGGTTAGCTTGGAAATTATAATTACACTCACATAAATCCGCAGTCTCTGCCGGTTTACCAAATGCTATACCCGTTCCACCAGACTTAATATCAATAGGATATTTAATAGCTTGAACAGTACCCGTAACATCTGAACTACCATTTGCATCCGATACGACTACTTGGATATTATATGTAGTTTCCGTACTTAAACCGCCATCGCCAATAACCTGACTAATAGTAGTACTACCGGTAAAAGGAACCGCTAAACTATTAGTATATGAAGACGATGTTGCCACTTTCCAATAAATAGCGATACCCGTTACTGTTTTATCCGTAGCAAAGTTAAACTTAACCAAAGCGTAAGTACCAGAATCGGTTACAGTACCACTCGAATTGCATCTGGCTACTGAGAAACCAGAGATTCTTGGTTTAACATACGATAATTCCCAAATTGCATAAAGGGTTATCGATGCATTCGAAGTATAACTACCACCCGCCGAATACGAGACAGTTGTAGCCCCCGATGACGTACCCCAACCCTTAAACGTGTAATTCGTACGAGTCGGTTTGGTACTTGATAACGTGAGTGCTACACCATAAGTTTTCGTCTGACTTGATGGAGCTCCAGAACCACCGTTTGCGTTGTAACTTACGGTATACGTGATCGCCGTCCATTTCGCGTATAAAGTAACCGATGCGTTTGAAGTATAACTAGCTCCTGCAGCGTAAGCCACACTACCAGTTGACGAAGTAGCCCAACCCGCAAACGTATAACCAGTACGAGTCGGTTTTGTACTTGAAAGAGTCAAGGTCTGGTCTTTCCATTTTGTCTGAGTCGATGGAACTCCAGAACCGCCATTTGCGTTGTAGCTTACTTTATAGCTCGTCCATGCAGGAACACTTACTGATAAGTTGATGCTCTTTGTTGCCGAATCGTTGTGATCGGTATTATAGTTTCTAAATGTAACCGTTACAGTCTTAGTGGCAGCCACATTAGCAGACGTCGAATAGGTTCCTGTAAACGTTCCGCTACTACCTGCCGATTTTGTACCAGACGAGTTAAGGCTGACGCTACCGCCACCAGACGAAGCAGTCATACCGTAGTCCGTCTTTGTATCCCAGTGGGTTTTCCAGGATACATTAAACTTTACAGTATACTGAGTAGAAGACGTTCTCGTTACACTACTGACCGTTGCTGTAAGATCCAACGCAACCCCAAACGGAGTCCATTGTGATACACTTGCCATTTTGAATTATACCTCCTATCCTACATACTGCACACCATAGTTGCCGTTGCTTCGTTGTTTCCAGACATATTTGCCATGATGCAATTCACCGTTGATCGTGATGTTTTCCGTGATCAACCCAGTCGTATCTATATATGTTGGAACGCTAGAACCCCTCATAAACATGATACGTGTGTTGGTGATTTTAAGTTTGAATTCACTACTACTTTTACCTAATTCAATACAAGGTTCGTTTTCGTAAGATGCAATACGTACATATTGAGCAGTATCTTCCAAGTCATTAACGGCGTTTTGAAGACTGTTAACTGTAGCTTGTGTACTACCAGTTGTGGATTGTAAACTTGCGATACTATTCGATAGACTACTCATCATATCGTTAATTGAACTCGTACTAAACGTCCATCCAGTACTTGTTTGGGACATCAATGATTGGCCGTTTTCATCAGTAACCAACGCACGAATACAGTTATCTAACTGCTCGATTAATGATTCCGCAGCGGTGATACGGGAATTAGTGTTGTTTATTTCACTATTTACATATTCGATATCATTTTCGGTAGCCATGTCTTCGGGAGCAGGTGTCCAATCAGTTGCTTTATTACCTTTTTCAACTTTAATTTTCTTTACTAGTACGCCCAACTGACCTGATGCATAGATTTCGATTCTATTACAGCAGGTATCTGTGTACGATGAACCTCGGTCAGTATTCGTTACTGTATGCGTAAAATATTGCCATTCGCTTCCGAGTGAATTTGTCAGTATCGTATAAAAATTAAAATGTCTCGGATTGTTATTACTATTATATAATAGTAAGTCTGTGCTACCATTTGGACTTTTCGCCCAAAAACTAATAGTATAAACTTCCCCTACCGTTTCACACGGATTAAAAGTTAATTTATTCATAAACTGTGTAAAACTACCAACACTTTGATAATCACCAAGTTCTATTTCATCTTCACTATACCCGCTGAATAAATTTCTTCCACCAATTTCAAGATCGTCGATATCGGCTTGAGCAATCGCAGCATTCGTTAAAGCGGTTGCTATATTTCCTTCATTTGATGACACACGAGAAGTCAAACCATCCGCAGCTAGCTGTAATGACGCAATTACACTTTCATTCGCCGCTGTACGAGTAGCGACTAACTCTATTGAGGTTGAATTCTGCTCAATCTTTGTTTCAGTCGCAGACACTCGTTTTTCAATATCTTCAGGTGCTGGTGTCCAATCGGTAGCGACATTACCCTTTTCGATTTTCAAACATTTATACTGTTCAGTCGTTGTTGTGGTATCGGTTGTATCATGATTTCCTACATATATAGCAAAATATGGGAACTCCTCCTCAACAACACCACTATATGAAACTCGTCTATTGGTTCCCACGGTTACTACTTCGGAATTTCTACCAACGTAATTTTCACCAAGCGTCGAATTTCTATATAAGTCGATTCTCAATTTGATGGATTTATGAATTGCATTCAAGTCTATAGAGATTGTATATGAGTCTCCGACTTTAAGTCCCAGTTCATCAAATCCGGTCAGTGTAGCCCATTTGTCAACACCGTTAACTCGATATCCAATTCCTCCGCTCCACTGCGAAACATTCGTATCCGTCCAATGCGAATAGGTTTTTTCGGCGAGGTTCCTACCACCTATCTCCAAATTATCAAACTCGTTCTTAGTAACATATGTCTCGCTAACAGTGGTTTTAAATCCTTCTACTGTCTGCTGTAAGTTACTGACCTGATTCTGGACATTAATTACTGTACTATTGTCTGCCTTATTTATAAGTTCAGAAGTATGGTTAGCTACCGTGGAATTAATACCATTCACAGTCTGTTCGAGTGAAGAATATTTTGTATTCATCTCGTTGGAAATACCGTTAACAGCACTCGTAATATCTTGTTGCCAAACCTTACTACTAATCTGTCCCTGAACTACCGATAGCTGTGTTCCTTGCGTAGATACCGTCTGAGTTAAAGCTGAAATATCGGAAGAGTTCTGATTAGCCGTAGCTTGAGCAGCATCCGCAGCGTCTTGAGCTTCTTTCACCGCAAGTTTTGCAGCTGATATTTCTTCTTCGGTTGCATCTGTTCGATTGGTTACCGCAATAAGATCGGCCTGTGCTTTAGCTAAATTAGATTGAGCTTCAGATAAAGCAGTTCCATTTTGATTTACCGTAGTAGTCATCTGTTGGAATGCTACATCCAAAGTCTGTTTCTTATCATTCAAATAAATTTTGCTAGATATAATAGTGTTACTTCCGTCTTCATTAATAACTTTAAATAAACTATTAATATCCAGTTTATGAGCACTAATATTCGCTGTATCGCTAACCATATCATTTCGAATGATGGCTTCTTTAATCGCGTTATCTGTGATACCACCTTCACTAAACATAAGGTTTCCGTCAGCATCCCAGATATTAATAGAATAGTCTCCAGCCGCATCTTTACCGATTTGTACACGAACTCTCGTATTATCACTTATCTGAATTGTCTCATCAGAAATAAGTAATTTACCGTCCTCGGATAATACTCGAACATTATTGGTAATGATGTCGCCGGAAACAATTTTATCCGCAGTAACATTCTCGATCATTGCGGATTTAATCTGAGCATTTCCCAACTGTGCAATTACCGCATTAGCAAACGATGCTTGGATCGAACCGCCACTCGCTGAACCGAATATTAATGTTTCAATATCTGCAACATCCGCATTTAACAAACTAATATCAGCCTTAGCAGCATTCAAATCAGTGATAGTAGCGTAAGTGATTCGAGCTGTTTCAGCATCCAATTTATTTGCTTGTAGATTATCGATTACACCATTAACTGCTTCGAAATTCTTTGTGGTAAGGACTTCGAAATCACCATAAACCGATTGTAAATTGTATATAGAAGCATTAGTAGCGTCAAGATTGGCAATCGTTGCATACGTAATACTAGCGGTATCGGCATTTAATTTCGTTGCATGTAAATTCTCGATTTCAGCATTAGCCGCTGTTAATATGCCATCGATAACTACGTCTTGAGCTTCTAATTGTTCGATAGATGCCTTGTTAGCGGTCAGAGTATCTTTAATAACGACATTCTCACTCACGAGATTATCGATTCGTGCTGAACCAACTACTAAATCGGCCGCAACACTCTCAACTGAGCTAGTACTAGCCGATGGATTGGACAGGTTACCAGTAACAGTAGCCCTATGATCTTTGATGAGAATCGTGACACGTTCTCCAGGTTCAGCGCTTACTGTCGATGACATTGGCGTTAATTGATCAGAACCATCCAGTCGTACCCATTTTGAATTATTATACTCAACGACGGTACCCCACATGGTTGTTTCAGAACTTGTCTTCTTGGTATCTTTTGTAGCCTTGACAAATTGTGAAATCAAATCGCTTGACAGACCCATATCTCATCACCCCCATAATTTAGTAGTAAATACAGCTTTTTCACTCACAGGACAACCCGGTTCGCATTTAATAGATTGACTAATAATTTTAGCTTTAACATCATTTAAATCCGCACGAGCGCAATCCAGACGAACACAATCATTAACGCGAGTACCGCAATAACCATGCGTATATGTTACTGTATATTCAACTTCGGACATTTGCTTTAATACTTGTTCCGCATATCGCTTAATCTGAGTCTCTGTAGCAACTCCGCTAAAACTCGGATTAGTTATACGATGCGTTATTTCCCTTCCACGTCTTACAGTAGAAGTTGGACTATTCGGATCATCGTTTACTGCTTTACCGTAGTAGTAATCATACCCGCTAGTATAAATAACCTCAACGACGTTTGGAATCCCGTACAAATCATGATCCATTGTTATTTCTGGATACAAAATCGAGCTATTACCATCATCATATGTCCAAACAGGTTGTAACGATGGTAATTCCTGTTTAGGTGCAAATAACACACGACCTAACTCATCTAGATCGAATGAATACTTTGCGTTCGATATTAAATCGGTTATGAAGGTCATCCATGTGTCATCAGTATTCGCTACAAAATCGAAATTTAATTTTTCGGAACTCGTTGCTTGTACTACAGGAGCCCTTGTTGCTTCTCGTGCTAATTTATATGCGTTAGACATAATATTGCTATCTTTGAGAATAGAATATCCTAAAGGCGGATTCTTTTCCTTTAATTCCAATAACGGAGTATAAGCATCCAAAGATACATCACGTATTTTACCATCATGTTTTGACGACGGTGTTTGTACGAGATAGGTACCCAACGGATGCTTCTCTTTTACTCCATTTTGAATTGTAATGAGATACACACGAACATAACACTCGCCCAACATATCTGTAACATCAATCGTAGCGGAACCAAGAGTCTCGACCGTCGAATCACGATTAATTGTGCAAGATTTCACATTGTTGAGTTTTTTCATGTCTTTCCAAGTCCCTGGATCGACTATGTAATACTCGAAAGTTTGTTGCATTGAGGCGGTCCAATCAGCCATGATTAAATACCCCCTTCAACTCTAGCAATATCAAATGATACTGGGATAGTTACGTCACAATGTTTCTGACTGAACGAAACGGTAATATTCGCCCAATATCCGCTACCAGATGGTTCACGAACATACGCATCTCCCATCCAAACAGCTAATCGTCGTAAAGCATATAACGTTTCTTTATCGCTCTTAGGTATTTCAACACTCCAGCTAGCAGTCTCGCCCTTCTGAGTTCCGTAATAACTAACAGGATTTCTTCTTCCAATATATTCAATTAGTGACACGTCTGGTTTATGACTGTCGGATACGTCGATGTTATATGGGAGTCTAAGCAAAGAACCAGACCAAGCAGGTTCGGCCATTTCATCCTCGCTATCGGTATCGAATGTATTCCACTCCTCAGACCACTGAATGATTACAGCTACCTCTTTTATCGGATATCCTGGTACATCGTAATAACTAACCGCTCCGGTTTCATCGGTTATAGCTACTATTCGATAGCGGGCATAATCCAATGATGGATGAGGGTCAGTGATGAATGTATTCTTTGTATTCTCCAATCCTGTCGCAAGTTCAGTAAATGTCCCATCGAATTCTCTTCGATAAACTGATAATGTAACGCCCTCGATTAATGTTTTAGATTCAACCGTACAATAGTAAACAGAGCTTCCGTCGGTAGTGGTTCCAGTAAACACCTGTTCGCCAGTTGTGGTATAAACATTTGTTCCGTTGGTCTTCTCAACTGGATAACCGTCAGCCATTGATACTACCGTAGAAGTTTTCGTATAACGATTACTGCTATATTCAACTTGATAGAATATCAAACTCGAACTCTCGCAATATGGTCTGATATGGGTTACATATGTATCTTCATCGTAACTAATCTCAGCATTTGGAGAATACTCTATATCAGTCCAAACAACATTAAACTCGCAACTCGATTCAGCGGTTAATCCCGAATTCATGGAAACCGTACCCGTCACCGTATAAGTCACACCATTTTCAAGGTCGATATTTCCAGGTGTAAATTCAACCAATAACGCATCAGTCGTATCGAAATATTTCGAGTAAACTTCCTCCCCAGCGTTAACCATTTTGAAATTTCCAATATTGTCTACAGTCTCATAAACTTGATTGGATGTAATAGTTAAATGGTAACCGATTGGAGCTTGTGTTTTTGGTCCTGGTAAGCCATATACGTAGAAAGGAAAACCAGTCAAATCGTCAACGGCATCACCATTCGCGTATGTGACTCTAAGTTCAAGTGTTGGAGGAGCGTATACGTCAATAGTTCTCTGTATAGACCAGTCACCGTATACTTTTGTGATGCCTGCTGTTCTAACTCGCCATTGAATCGTAGTCCCTTCATTGTAGTCAACCGTACTTATTTCATAGAAGCTCGTTTTATCTTTCTCGTCCTCGTCGGTTGTATTCTCGATTTTAAGGGTTGATGTTACTCCGTTAATGATCAATTCGAGTTCCGCAAATGTTTGACTCGAACCGTCTTTTGAATTATGTACCCAGTAAAGAATAACTTTTTCCCCTGAAATCGCTGTGGTTGTAGATGACCATGTAGTCGGAGCCGCAGGATCTTCGCCGAGAACTACTGATTTAATTTCAGACCAAGATGATTCGCCTTTTGTATTTACAGCTCTAACACGAAAGAAATATTCATCGCCGCTAGTAAGTCCAACAAATTCGAAATGTGTGTTTTTAATACCTGATTTCGTTGTCGTCTGATCAGTGTTGTCGAAATAATTTGATTCCGTAGTGTACTCAACTTCGTATGTTTCAGCGGCGGTAGAAGCAGCCCACTCAAGATATACTGAAGTTTCAGATGTCGCTTTTATCGTAGTAATACCAGATGTCGCTGCGGGCATTGTTTCAGCTGAGCCAGAATATCCAGACCAATCGCTATAAGTGCTACCTTTGTAACATCTAGCACGAACTTTGTATTCTCCTCCCGCATCGACTGTACAAGAATATGAAACATAATTCGTACTGGTGTTAATGGTAGCTTTACCAGTCTTAAATATCGTGGTATTATTCTTTACAATTTGAAACTGTACCCCTGTTGCATTTACGTCCGAAGCGTTAATATCAGCGATTTCCGCAGTAAGTTTAAAATTCTCAATTTCGATACTAGGAGCATTTGGCGCTTTTACTATATTTGCGCTAACATCGAATGTTTTGTATGAAGACCAAGATGCCGTCCAATAAGAAGTTTCTTTGTTGTTAACGGTCTTAGTTTTGGATATAGGTTTAACTCTAAATCTTACCTTTTTAGCATTGGACGGAATGGAATATGTACTCTGCTTATCTTCAGTAGTAGATTTTGTCCCTACAAACCAAACTCCATCTCCCGTGTGATAATACCACTGAACTTCATAATTAGCAGTATTACTTTTACTCCAAGTCCAAGTAGCAAATAATACACCGTCCGCGTTGCTTTGAAGACCGAAGTGATCGATAGTAGCCGTATTCGAATTAGATGATGTACTACTCGTAGCTGTACCGGATAATTTAACTTTCTGACCAATATAAATAAGATTCGGATTTGAAATATTATTTATACTAGCTAGTTGTTTATAGGAGAGACCGTTACCGTAGTCTCTCGCAATCGCACTTAAGGTATCGCCTTTTTCTACGGTAACGTATGTTTTATCACTTGATAGTTTAGCCAAGTTTAAATCCTCCTCTCCAGATTTGCTGCTCTAATGAGAGCTGAAATTGCATTCGAAACATTACTTCCATCATCATATGTAATTCCGTTTACGTTGTATGTTGTGTTGCCGCCGACATTATCTAACTTACGATATAACCTGTCGACTGCTGATACGATGTCATTATTCGTTCCATTTTGATTTCTCTGGTTCATCATGTTAGAGATCGCATTAATATTCGATGAAATCCCAACCGATTGATTATTCAGCATACCATTAATAGAAGCAGCTCCTGATTTAACGTTACTCAAATCGAGAACTGGTCTAATTGTAGGTTGCATTTCCATAGAACCATCGAGTAATCCAGTGATAGAACTAATCGCTTTACCAAATCCATTCTTAGCAGTATCCGCCATATCAGTAACAGCGGTAGTTGTATAGCCCATATTGTCATCAATACCTTTTACAAAACCTTCGATAACACCAGAACCGATCGCTACGAATACTTTTGATGGCGAATTGATTTTAAGAGCTTCTTTGGCTGCGTTTTTAACGGCCTTAGCCATTGCTTCTGCGGCAGCTACTGCCTTACCTTGATTATTCTTAATACCGTTAGCTAAGCCTGTACACAAAGCTTTACCCGCTGTGGAGAAATCGTCTTTATACTCTTTGATCTTCTTAGGACCACCTTTTACAGCATCGCCGAAAGCGGTATTAAGCGATTTCTTTTTCGATTCAACACCATCGATAACTTTCTCGATTAACGTTACCCCTGCTTTCTTGACATCAGATTTCGCCGATTCACTCGTGAGAGCTTTCACAAATTTCTTAACAGCGTCATCAGCAAGTTTCTTCAAGTTATTGGTGAATGTTACCGCCTCTGAAGATTTCGCAGAAGCTAATTCACCTATCATATCCACCAATTTACTAACGTTAGTTTTCGCAGTGGTTATCGAATCTGAGCCAGGCATTTTTCCACAGAAGTCAGCAATATCACTAGCGAGCGTTGGTAAATCTTCACTGAATCCAGTCAAGTGTTTCTTAGCGGATTTCAAGTCAGCATCAGCCAGTTTAGCAAACGCTTTAATTGCTCCTACAGCGCTATTTACTGTTGCTACTTGAGCACCCGTAAAAGTACCAAGATTACTAACAAAGTTCTTCAGGTTCGTTCCAAGTTTCTCCATATCTCCACCGAATGAAGCTAAGCTGTTATCACCGAATAACTTTTTAGCCCATCCCGGTTGCCCATCTATACTACTAGCAGCTTTAGCCATAGACGCGATAGCTGAACCAGCACAATCAACAGTGGCGACTGTAGCTTCGTCGAATGTACCAAGATTTGTGGCAAAGTTCTTAAGATTTGTACCCAGTGTAGGTAATTGATCCCCAAATGAAGCTAAACTATTATCACCAAATATCTTAGCAGCCCATCCGCCTTCATTAGGAATTTTTGAAGCGGCTTCAGCTAATTTTGCTATAGCATCTCCAGCACAACCGACAGTAGAAACGGTAGCCTCGTCAAACGTTCCGAGATTTGTTACGAAACTCTTTAAATGTGTTCCTAACGCAGGTAACTTCGCGCCGAACGTAGAAATACTGTTTTCGCCAAATATCTTTCCAGCCCATCCTCCATCATTTGGAATTTCGGAAGCAGCTGTGGCAAGAGCTTTAATGGCATTGCCCGCGCATTTAACAGTAGTTACCGTAGCCTCATCGAATGTACCTAAATTCGTAATGAAACTACGTAAATGTGTAGCTAATTGCGGTAACTTCTCGCCAAATGTTGCAATACTGTTTTCTCCAAATATCTTAGCGGCCCATCCACCTTCATTTGGAATTTCAGAAGCGGCTATAGCGAGAGCTTTGATAGCATTAGCAGCACAAGTCACAGTAGTTACAGTACTTTCATCGAATGTTCCCAAATTTGCGGCAAACGAAGCCAGATCCAATCCCAACTTAGGTAATTGAGCACCGAAAGCGGATAATGATGATTCGCCGCCACCGAGAAATGAAGATATGCCATTGATAATATCAGCCGCTGTGATTATCAATATTGCTTTAGCCAACGAACTAACTCCAGCTAACATCTGCTCATTAATCAACTGTGCACCGGCAATAAACGGCATAGCGTTTATCATGAACATCGATAAATACGTACCAATAGCAGGTAAACTAGACATGATACCATCAGCAAGACCACCGATAATACTACCAACAAACGAACCTAATCCATAGCCGAGTTTCTCAAGCAACGGTAAACCGCTATCTAAGAATGATTCGAGACTAGGGAATGTTTCTTGTAACACACCCAACGCTGCGAGAACTATGCCAACTCCGACTACGAGTTTACCCAAAGCTATCATGGCAGCATCCGCTAAAACAGCAGCTGGACCGATAGCGGTTAAGATACCAAGAGCGACAGTGAATGCTAACAGTAACGTAGATATGGACATAGCTGTTTCGATAGAAGGTTGTACATCAAAAGCTGCAAGCAAACCTAATATCAAAGCTAATCCAGCCGTAATACCAAGCATAGGAATCAAAGCTGCCTGTGCAGTCGGTGATATAGTTCCAGCCATACTCAGTATCACAAGCGAAGCCGAGAAAGCGTTAAGTAATACACCGAGAGCGATCGCACTAGATAATGATGCTTCAACGTTCATTAAAGCCAACAATCCTAATATAATCGCTAATCCAGCTGTAACACCTAACATACTTGGAAGTGCGGTTATAACACTAGATGTAATAGTTCCAGCTTTACTTAATACAACTAATGAAATAGAAAATGCGTTCAATAATACTGACAGTGAAATCGCGTTATTGATCGAAGCTTCCACGTTCATTAGAGCTAAAAGTCCAATTATTACAGCTAAACCTGCAGTAATACCTAACATAACAGGTAATGCCGATGCAACAGACGCTGATATATTTCCAGCTTTACTTAATACAACCATGGAAACAGCAAACGCTTCCAATAATATAGAAAGTGCCATAACATTCGTGATTGCCGATTCTGACTTAATCAAGGCTAAACCTGCTACAATAAGAGCTAATCCAGCTGTTATACCGAGCATTGTTGGTAACAAATTAGAAACAGACGGTAATATGTTTCCAGTTTTACTCAAAATCACCAACGAGCCTGTAAATGTTAACAATAGTAATGATAAGGATGCTACTGACGGAATCATTGTATTAACATTACCAATAAGTGATAACCCGGCTAATATTAAGGCCAGTAAAGCAACAACTCCTACCATCGAAGATAACATTTTAGCTGTTTTGTCAGTATGTGTTAAATATTTAGTAGAACCTACTAACACCGCAAACATGCCAATAACTGCAGAAATAGACGCCGTAGCTGTCGTTAATTTCTTAGGATCAACAAAAGTTAAACCGATAACCATAGCAAATAATATACCAATCGACGCGATTAACATTATCAATGTGCCTATCGCTTTTTCTGGTATATTTTTGGTCGCAGATATCAGACCCATGAATAACAATTCGAGTACTGTAACGATACCCAATGCTCGTCCTAAGCCTTCCGTAGGCATCTGACTTACTATATACAAAATACCCGATACGATCAGTAACGCACCAGACATAAGCAATAGCATAGTTCCAGCTTTGGTTGCATGTTCACCAGCTAGTTTAGACACCGCGATTAAACCGCCGAATAATATTTCTAAAACAGCTACTACCGTCAATCCTCGTTTAATATCACCGTCATCCATTTTGGAAATTTGCTTAATAACGAATACTACTGCCAACAGAGCCACTGACATTTTTAATATCATTCCACCAGCCTTGTTTGCGTGTTCACCAGCTAGTTTAGATACTGCGATGATACCCATAAATAATAACTCGACGGACGCTACAACTTTAAGACCTTTCTTAATCTCGTTATTGTCAAGCATAGATGCCACTTTAATAACACCGATCATAGCTAATAGTGCAAACGACATTTTTAACATCATGCTACCAGCTTTTTTAGCATGTTCTCCACCAAGCTTCGAAACAGCAACTATACCGATAAACAATAATTCGAGAGTTCCGATGACAGCCAAACCTTTGATTATATCACCATTATCGAGTTTGGACACCATTTTGATTACTTGAACCAATAATAACATCGCTATGGACATTTTAAGTATCATGGAACCAACGCCTTTTAAGTTAGCCTCATTTCCAATCTTTGCTACAGCATTTATTGCGATCACAATTCCGCCTAATCCCAATAACATTCCAGCTAGTACACCAAGCGTAGAACCGAGATTTTCCGCAGAATTAACTAGGTTCGTTAATTTAGATAACGCAAGTACCAATAAACTAACTGCGCCAGCGATAGCAATTACTACAAAAGCATGTTTGATACTGAAATCGCCAACAGTATTTAATTTACTGACCAATATGGTTAGTCCGGTAACAATACCTGTGATTACCACAATAGCAACACCAGCTTTAACCAAATCCGATGTATCAATATCAGCTAATGTTTTCATTGAAAATGCAATTAAGGTAATAGCTCCAGCCATAATTAATACGGCAGTTGCATAATTCTTCATGGCTTTCGACTTAAAGTATTTCTTAACACCCTCGCCAATCGCTTCGCACATTTCGCCAACACCGCTGAGCATATCACCCAAACCTTCGAGTGGGTTAATAATCGCCTGGATAACGTTAACCATTTTATTAACAGTGAACAACATTCCAGTACCAAGACCGATAGCTAAAATCTGTCCAAAATCGAGATTCTTTATGAAACTAGCGATCTTACCAACGAATGATTTGATATAGCCGTAAACTTTAGAAGACTGTAAACCTTCAAATGCTCCGGTTATACCCTCAGCGCATGTTCGTCCGAGTGTTTTAATAGTTTCCCAAATTTCAGGGAATCCTTGTGTGAGTCCTAATACAAGTCCCGCTATAATGAATCCTCCAATCGCAATAAATACGGTTGAAGGAGAATGAATACCGAGCACATTACAGATAGCTTCGATCATTTTGATACCCAAGTTCATGAGCGTCTTAATGATACCAGAAGCGCCATTCCATAAACCACCGGTCAGACCAGCGATAATATCGTTTGGAATTTCTTTGATTTTGTCAGATATCAACTTAGCAAAACTATCGAAATTCTCTACAATCGCTTTAAGCCCGTTGATAAGTCCATCCGCTATATACTCAGGAATATTTTCGGCATTTTTAAGTCCTTTAATCCAATCACCTATGGCTTTGATAGCACTTTTCAGATTTTTAACGAGCAGAGCCAGAGTATCGCTTTCTTTTACGGAAGTTATGAAATATCCAATAACATCCGCAGCGTTCTTTAATATTGGTACTAATACCTCAACTATTCCACTACAATCGAATAAACTATCAAACCAATCTCTGAAAGCTACTATAGCATCGCCAATATTCGCAGTAACGTCGAGTATATTCATGTCGAACGCTTCTAGCAAACTGGTTACTATTTTAAAAGCTATCTTCAAACCGCCACCGAATATAGTTGTAAGGATATCGACGATAGCGAGTAACCCTTTGAGAGTTCTTACGAGTTTATCGGAAGCTTCACCGTTGGTTTTTAAATATGTAGTAAACTTATGGATCGCTGCGATAATGTTATAAATCATATCAGCACGTTTAGCCAATATTTCTTCATCACTTGCGTCACCATGAAATACTTCTCGCCAAGCCTGTCCGAACGATTTAACAACCGTAGACAAACCAGACCAAATATTTTTAAATGAGTTGACGATCAACCATTTACCGTCGAGCTTATCGATATTTAATACAAATTCTTCTACGGACAAACCTGTTTTATCAGCCTGTTTTTGGATTTCACGAAGAGCTTTGATTTGTTTTTCGTCATATCCTGCAGCTCTTAATTCAGCATCAGACTTTTCTGTCAACTTCTGTATGAATTTAGCAGTAGCTTCAGTCGTCTCTTCCTGAGTTTTTTTAACTCCATTTTGAGCTTCTTTATAGTTGGTAGTATGTCTTACACTCGAACCGAGTTTTTCATTAACTAGATTCTGAGCATGAGCCCAATCGTAACCTGCTTTGGTTAAAGCATCCCAGCGAGCTTGGCCATTACCCCATTTACCGCCGATAATTTCATCGACTACTTTTGCGTAATCTTTTACCGAATCGACTACTTCTTTTACACCATCTGCAGATTTCTTAACGGGATCGGTAATTCCTTTAATCTTATCGGCTAATCCTGTGAAACTTTTGCCGAGTGCGCTCTCTAATATGTCGTTACGCGTCTTTGACATTGTGTTAATAATTCCGGTTAACACATCCGCTACAGGGCTTAATAAAGCTTTAGCCTCTTCAAAATCGCCAACTAACAATTTCCAAGTTTGTGACCAACCCGACTGAGCTGACTCTTTTAATACGTCCCATAATTGGGTAAAGGTTTTAACTTCGGTAGCTGCGCTAGTAGCAGTATTCGCCATCTTAAGAATCGCTGTAGCTTGTTCTTCCGAATAACCTTTATCTTTGAGGGATTTTTTGAATTTCTCCCATTCTTTACTACCTTCTTCGGCAGCCATTGTAAACTGATTCAAAGTTTCAGTGAGAACTTCGGTTGTTAACCATTCGCCTTTGGTAAGAGATTCTCGGAATGAACCGTATTTCTTAATCGCTGCATCCGCACCAGTACCCATAACGTTGGATGTTCTGATTAACGCATCTTGGAATACTTTACCACCCATACCGGCATTAACTACTGAGTTCCAGTCCATAAGAGAAACTCGTCCAGCTGCTAAAGCCTGAGATAACTGATACATTGCTGTACTTGCCTGCTGAGAAGTCGAACCTGATACTGCCGCCAAGTTTGCAATACCCTGAATCGCTGAAACTGAAGTATCCAAATCGACACCCGCCGCGGTAAATGTACCGATATTACGAGTCATTTCTGTAAAGTTGTAAATGGTTTTGTCTGCATACTCATTCAACTGTTGTAACGCATCGTTAACCTGGTCAATCGTTGTACCGTTATGCGATGTATTCGCTAAAATTGTCTGAACTGCATTAATCTGAGTCTCGTATTCTTCGAAACCAGTCTTAACAGGATCAATTGTAAGAGCTTTAACAATCTTTTCACCAGCCGCCATAGCCTGATTTGTAAGTCTACTAATCGCGGTAATACCAGCAACCTGCATAGCTGAGAATTTAACACCTACTTGTTCAGCCGCAGCCCCAAGCATATGAATGTTATTATTCTTAGCCGCAGAATTGATACTTTCTAAACCTTTGGAAGCACCAGTCAGATTTAACTTTTGTTTAAGTTTATCGAGAGTTGACATCGTCGTTTGAACATTCTGTTCGAAATGTTTATTGTCAAATCGCATCTCGACAACTCTTTGATCAATAGTTGTGCTCATAACTTAGTAACCTCCTCCCATGCTTGATTTGCAAGTCTATCAAAAACAGGTCGGATAGTAGGGTTAATGTAATCTCGCCCTTCTACCCAACCGCCATTTCTCGTTCCGTGTCCGTAAAATAAAATAATAGCTATTAATACTCCATTTTGAATATTTGAATTATTAAAAGTAATTGTAACTGACCCGTTTTTATGTTCTATTTCGTAATACCAAGAATTAGCAGTTTTTCCGGTATCTACAGGTGTTGCAGACGCAAGGGCGGCTACTCCTTCTTTACCGTACTTATCGAGGTCTCCAAGTTTGACAGCCTCTTTTGCTTTTTCTAAGTAGCGGGTTAGCTTTTTAAAGTCGCCCTTTTGTCTGAAACTAATCATATTTTATCTCCTTTACTTATACACGTTTTGTGTAATCCAGAGAAATCCATCCAGCACCAGATTTGAGTTTACCCCAACCAGTGTCGGAACCTTTACCTTCTTTAATTTCTGTAATTGTGAATTTACCTTTTCCAGTGCATTCGCCTGTTTTCACATAATTTGTTCCTGGGCCTGTACGAATATTCAGATCGTCGATTTCGACTTTGACATTAAATGGAAGAGTGTTAACGATCGTACAATATTCTGGATTACCAAGATAGATCCAACCTTTACCAGATTTGAGTTTACCCCAGTTACCGTCTACCAGAACGATAGTGAATGTACCTTTACTAGTAACACCTAATACATCACCGTCCATTGATGGTTCTGAACGATAATTCAAATCGCTCACTAACACTTTTACTGCGAATGGAGCTTTAGGATATACTGTTGTTTCGTTCTTCTCAGTAACTGGAGCAGATGCTGTCACTTTTTCCATTTTGAAATAATCAGCAATTACTTTAGCTTCTGCTTTTGCCAATTTCTCCAGATTGGAATTCTTAAGCAACCAATTTGTAGAGCGAGTATTTGTGTGGAAACTATGTTCGAGAATCATACCGATTGTTCCAACGCCTACCGCACCACGGATTACACCATAATACTCTCCACCAGTTTTCTCACTCTTTCTCTTAGCAATTCGTCCTGGCTGGTCAGTGTCCATAGTGTCCGCAATACAATCAGCAAGTCTCTGACCTAGTGCGTCACCATTACCACTTAACGGTACATAAACTACAGGATAATCAACTTTCTCGTTCACTCCAGAACCAACTGCATTGGAATGAATAGATAAGAACAAATCACATCCCTTTGATTTTGCTCCACGACTATATAAACTCAGGTCTTTAGCCTGACTACTTCTTGTTGTGATAACTTCGAATCCGTATGTTTCCAACTCATCTTTCAATAAGTTATGTAATTTCCAGTTCATTACAGACTCGAAATATGCGCTATTAGCTGGACTCTGGTTGTATTTTCCATAATGTCCAGCATCAAGACAAATTTTTCTTTTAACCATGTTTTATCAACCTTTCGTGTTCATTTGTGCACGACGAGCCGCATTCAATGCTGAACGCTGTCGTAAAGATTCATGTTTGCCCATCTTCTTAGGTGGTTCGTTTTTAATACTACAAACACGAATGAGAGTCATTAATTGATTAAGATGCCAATATTGACATTCGAATGGTATTTGTGCCCGAATCATCCAGTAATAAATTAGTTCAGCGGTTATAATATCCCTATTTGGCTTCTGATTCTTCTCTTTCGAAAAAGTAGTAGCTGTCATAGGGTTATCTATATACGCCAAAATTTCTTTAATCTGTCTCTCTTGCAAAGAAGCATAAATATCATCAGACACGTTATTATCCAATGTCATACATCGTATATAATCTATAGTTTCCTCGTAGCTCATAGCTTTTTTGGAAAAAAAAGGCTTATGCCACTTGGATTCCCATTTATAAAGAGATGCGAGGGAATGTTCCAGTCGTAATACTTGGTTATTTATATAATAGAAACAACCGTTTTCTTCATCCCAAATCTCATCTCCAGGAATGACTAATTGAAACATCTTCTCACACCTCCATTGTTTTCTTATTTAATCGCTGGTACATTCGTTCCTTCAGTCTTTGGAACAATCCCATTAACAAATTTAGCCGCAGCGTCCGCATCAAATGCCAGTTCCATAAAGATCTGACTATACGCTTCTGTCTGAGCGAAATCGTCTGCCAATCTGTGTCCGTCTGGAGCGATCTTGATGAATCGTCTACCATCAGCACTTTTCTCGCCGTATGCTTTTAATACCAAATCTTTGAAAATCTTAATAATAGCTGGAGCGTCCTGTGTAGCTACAACTTTCTTAATCATTTCGGATAAACCGCCCGTTGTACCCAATTCCATTTCTGTAATTTCAGCTTTGTTGAGGTTGAAGTAAAAATCCTCAGTTCTTTCAGTTCCATTGTAATCTTCATATGTGACAGTTTTCTTTAACATAAAATTTGTTCTCCTTTTCGAGTGATTGTGTGTTTAGTAGAAAAAGACCCCACCATTTTGAAGTGAGGCCTTAATCATTCGTGTATATTATTACGCAGATTTCATTAATGTCATGATTTCATCTGGTAATGGCAATCTTGGTTCTTCATTTTCAGAACCATACAGAATAGCTTCCAGAGCAGCTAACTTAGCTTTGTCAGCTTTAGTAGAATCAATTACGATGCTAGCTGTTGGTTTGTGTCCAGTGACGTTAACTGGTGTAGTTGTACATTCCCAAGAGAAAGTGATTGCTTCTGGACTATCATTGATAGTAGCATAAGCTTTCTCAGATGGAGCTGCCAAGCTGTTATAAACCAAATGCAGTTTATATCCGTGATCGTTGAATTCTGTGTCATTACCGAGTGTAGTTCTGTAGCACAGACCGAATGCTTTACGTGGCTGCTGTCCGATTTTAACGCCTGTAGCAATTTCGGCAGAACCATCACATTCTTCGAATTCAACCGGATATGTATATGCTTCGATACTATAACCAAATTCTTCGTTAGACATCAGATTCAAGTATTTAATGTCATCAGCATACATTGGAGTTGCTTCCGCACCGGATGGGCTTTCTGTAACAGCCGTAAGACCGTTCCAAGCTACACCCTGTGGATACTCTCCGTCTACCTGTGGGTAAAGCACACCGTATTTGACACCGGTTTCATAATAACGTTCGCCGGTTTTATCCCATTCAAGTTTAGCCATGAGTTGTTTCCTCCTTATATAAGTTTTAATAATATAATGTAAATGGATAGTGATTCAGATTATCAGCAACATACCCACTACCGAGACTACACATCGGGAAATGATGTAAAATCTGATCTGGAATAGTTGTATCTGGATCGTAATCTATCACAACACCTTCATAACGATTCATAGTTTTATAGATTCTATTATTCGCATGTTTGGCGTCATTACCTTTCTTCGAATATCGAATGCAAGGATATTTCATCATTAACGTACTAGGAGGTTGGAAATATACATTTCTACTACCGAGCAGAATTTCAAGCTCTTCTTGTAATTTAAGCGATCTATCCATTATGCAAGCCTCCTATAGTTAATATTAATCGTGGATACTGAAGTTCAACGTTTGATACTTTCCATCGAGCGTTCATATATTCCACATATCTCATCGTGAAGAAATTATTCATGGCGTATGGGTCGGCTACAATACTAATCTGGTTAGCGACGTTAATGTTGTCGTTTACATTACCAGAATTCTGAAGTATTCGAGTATTTCGAATAGTGTCGCCAAAATATGGACGTTCTACTAGTTTCTCTTCCCATCTACCAGGTCTAGTTTCAACCGATTCAGCAAAGCCGATTTTCCCATAATATTTCGCCATGATTTATCTCTCCATTTTGAATTTTATTATTCTACAACGAATTCCAGAGCTACAGCGGAATGTGGTTTAACCAGAGTACCGGAGCAACGTGTTTCCATCAGGTATTTCTGTTTGTTGTAGTCGATATCGAAATCGTCGAATGTGTTAATTTCGCCACCTTTGTCTGTACCTACGTTATAGTCTTTCAGGTTTACGTAGATAGCAGCCAATTCGAATGTCTTGCCGTCATCGTCTGTTCTTGTCAGTCCTTCCATTACTGGAACTGGAATGATTTCGGATACACGCAGAGTAGCAGCCAATTTAGCTACTGTATCGTAGATAACGCGACCGTTTACGTCTTCAACTAACAGACAGTCTGTCAGCATATCTTCGGACATAAACATAGCTGGGTTACCAGAACCTTTGTATTCTTTTCTGGATTTGATACAAGCTCTGATAAATGCTTTAGCTCTTTCATCAGCTGTAGCTGCCGCAGAAACTTTAATTGGAACTTTAACTGTAAACAGTTCTTCCATCTTCCAGATTGGTCTGATACATTCTTCGTCGATTTTGTCGTTAGCTTCTTCTACTGGATCTCTTCCATCACCAATCAGGAAAGCACGAGCCAATTCCTCATTCAGCATCATACGCAATTCGCTTTTCAGCCATGGAATGATGTTGAAGTCTGTAATATCCAGAATGTCGTCACGATCCAGAGCCTGTTTCTTGTAAACAGTTGTTGGATTTGTAACACGTTTCAACAGTTTGAATACTTCTTCAACTTTCAGATTTCCTTTCTGGTAACCTTTAGCTCTAGCCTGTGCTGCTGTGATGTCAGCAAATACAGTTTTAATTCTAGAGAATGGTGTGTGATGAACTCCACCCAATACTTTAGCTACCCAATCGTCATCACGTTTGATGAATCCTGGTTCGTTATTCAGTTTTTTATGGTCTGGGAACAGCAATTCAATTTCCTCGATACCATGTGCTAATACAGCTTCTTTCAGAGAACCACAACGTTTTGCATCTTCGAAAATAGCTTTCATTTCGGAATGGCTAAGTACGTCGTTAGTCTGGTTTTCGTTCTGTTCAAATGCGTTCTGTTTCATATCAGCATTTCCTCCTTCATTTTCTTCATCTTCATCAGATTCTTCATTATGTTTAAGCGCTTCGCCGATCATAAAATATACGACATCTTTCTGTTCAGGTGTGAACGCGTCGAATAATTCTTTAATAGTTTTTTCACTATCTGAAGCATTATCATCGGAATACTTAACTTCTTTTTCTTCTTTCTTACCTTTAGTAGCGTCTTCTACCGCATAACCGATCAAGGCGTATACAACTTCTTTCTGTTCTGGTGTAAATGCTTCGAACATTTCTTTAATTGTTTTCTCGTTACCTTTTTCGGCTTCTGGTTTCTTTGTTTCCTCTGCCACTTTTGTGTCTCCTTTCTTTTCAGAGTCATCAGAGTGGTAGAGTACGAGAGCATTTTCGTCATAGTTAGCAAATACGCCATCGCCGTTTTCATCATCGCTGTGAGCCATAACGAAATCGACATATGCCCCTGGATTAGCTCCAGCCAATACTAAACTAAGTTCACGAATAATACCGTGGATTACTTCATTACCTCTCTGTTTAAGTTTGTTTGCATATATTGAAAGTGATCGCACGTCGCCGTGTTCAACCAATTTCTTAGCATTCTGGCCAGCTTCGGTATCGTTGAATTTACAATATGCGTAAACCCCATCGTCTCTATTTTCAAGTAATGCATGACCGAGTACAGCGTCTGGTTTAGTATGATCGTGATTCCATACCATTGGTACTGTCTGTCCATCGTCATTTATAAAAGCATTCTTTCGAATGATTCGACCGTCACCGCAGAGTAAATCATTACGCGTAGCATAGCCACTGAAATCAAATTCATTCGCCATTTTGATTTTCCTCCATCTGTTGCTGTGTTACATCTGTTTCTTGTGATTTATCACTTGGTGGTACCTGTTGTTTAGATTCTGCAATGTTAGCATTCTTCAATCTATCAGCATCTGGATCTTCGGAAGGTCTCATACCGATAATCTGACGTACCTCATTCGCAGTAAGAATCTTATTACGAGTAAGTTTGTCCGCAATCTCGGCAATATTACCAACTGGTACAAGCTTGAACGGATCTCGGAAGAACGTAATTGTCTGTAACTGAGATCTCGCAGTCTTTGTTAAGAACTTTCTCTTCATTTCATCCACGATTGCTGAGATAATAGGTTCGATAGTTCTAGTCTGATAGTTAAGCTGAGTTTGTTCATCCGCTGTACCATCGAGAATAGATTGAGTGATACCTAACTGACTGTAAACCATATTAGTCAAATACTCGATCTGCTTCATAAGGTTATTGTCTACTGAACGGTTTAACTGAGTTATTCGCTCTGTTCCGTCGGTGTAAGCGATACCATACTTGGAACCTGCTAACTGCATTTCTATGTCTTTTCGTCTCTGTTCTGCCTGAGTACGGCGAGCTTCAGACTTTATAACATAAGGTAACTGAATAATTAAATCCAATTTACCAGCACCACTTTGTTCATCAATAACGTCCAGGAGATTTAATTTTCGAATCAATCGCTGTACCGTAGAGTTTGGTTCGTTGATTACTGAATATAATGGGTTTTCAATAATCGCAACCTTATCTTTAGGCATAATGATTTCTTCCTTCTTAGCAGTACGTTCGTTATATACACTCAATCGTACGTGCTTAGGATACCATTCGACAATCTTACCTGTACGCATGGATAAAATCTTATATGAATCTGAGACTGTTGGGTCAATATCAGTATCAACCGGTACGATCGCCACACAGCCTTCATCTAACATCGATATAACAACGTCCTGCATAAAAGCTCGTCCTGTTTGGTCTAAGTTAGCTTCTAAATTAAGACAGTTGTTAAGATCGGAATTCATTCTTTTTAGGAACTGCCCGTTCTCATCGAGTTTGCAGTGAACAATATCAAGTGCTGCCACGTCAACAGCTATTCGATTATATAATGCCGTAATAATGGATCGTTCATTTCCACCCGACAATCTAGTTCTATCTGGACGTCTAGAATAACTAATACCAATATCACGGCGATAACCATATGTTGGATCTTTATTCATAAAGGCTGACCAGGCGTGCTGAAGTCTATCTCTAAATCCCATTTTGAATTTTACCTCCTATACTCTCACGTTGGTCTCTCCCATTTTCGTGGGTTCTTTCTACCTATATTGTTGAATCCTGTTTCCAGCATCGATTCGACATCTCCGCTTGATTCTACGCGAGCATCACTAACAACCCTAGCTCGATCGTTGTCTGTAACTCTCGAATTAGTTTTGTACGACGTTGTATCTACAGTTCGTATATAACCGAAACCGCCTATAGCAGCCATAGTACTACCGCCTACTATAGATAAAACATTGGCAGCCTTAACAGCACCTATATTTTTACGTTCGGTGTCGATCTGTTTCAAAGTCATATTGTTTAATCTGCTAGTTTCAACCGCTTTCATACCTTGTTTATAGTAATATGTGAAAGAATCTCGCTTCGCTTTGTCCACCAACTTGTTGTAGCGTTTGTCATCAGGTGTTGAATCTGGCATTCTGTCACTAATTTTCTGAGCAGTTTTATGTATACGCTTATCGAGTCGAGATGTATCGTATGTTTTATCCAATCTCGATAATTCTTTTTGTCTGTATGATTCGGCGCGTTTCTTCCCCGCATCAGTAAGTGATCCGTCTTTGTTCTGATATCTTCTAACACCCCACTTCATACCTTTTACGCCCCAGTGATAGAGCTCATCTGAGTGAGGGGTTACTGTGTAATATTCATGCAAGTATCACACCTCCTAAGCACTCATCAATCTATCGATGTATTCTTTTCCTGCGCGTCTATCTTCTGGAGACATTTCGGATACTCGCTGTTTCATCTTTTCGATATACGCTTCGTTGGTCGCCATTTTCTTTCTGACTTTAGCAGCCTTAATCGCCACCTTATCTGATTTAACGGAATATTTCATAGCCTTACCGCTATAACCTTCTGTCTTTGCGATTCGGTTGGCTTCCAGCTGTGCTTTAGCCGCTTTATACTTATAGTTTTCAGCTTTCTTTGTATACATTGCACGAGACAATTCGTTGTCGGACTTTTCCGCTTTCTTCTGTTTCTTTGCAGCTCTAACTTCATAAGTAGCAGCTTTCTTAGCTTTTTTATTCGCTTTACCGATATCTTCTTCAGCATGAATCTTTTCGGATTTGCGAGTATACTTTGCTGATTTCTTATCGTAATCTAAGGCTTTAATATTCAAGTCTTTATTACGTTCGGATTTATGCAATGCTCTACGAACTCCCCATTTCATTCCGAGGACGCCATAATGCATGAGATAATCTTCGTTGTAATATTCCATTTTGAATCACCTCCTGGTTCTTAATCAAAAGCCTCTCTATTCTGTTTATACGCTATAAATGCATCCATAAGACTGGCAACTGGGTCAATCTTTGCCTCATAGCGTTTCTTTAATAGTTTTCTGTTTCCATTTGTGTCTTCCATAACGATACAGTTACCCATCGCAAAGGACATAATTTCCTCATCGAATAGAAGCATTCTCTCTTCGGACAATTTCTTTAATTCACCAAGAGGGATAGATTCAGTTCTAGAACCCTGTGGAACCTTAACAATACCAAATGGTCCGTTTTCCAACTCCCATCTTTCGACAAAAGCTTTTGCACCGTAAGGGTCATAACCGAATGCTTGTACATCATAACCACAGTTGATAATATACTCGTCCAAATCCTCGTAAACTTCCATCATATCGAGAATGGTTCCGTTCATTACTATTAAACTACCTTCTTTCATAAACTCGTCGTATTTACTACGCATAGCTGATGGTAATTTAAGTAAAGTAGTTTCCGAAATATAGTTTCTAGTTTTAACACCAAAACATCCATCTCGTAATGGGAATAAGAACGTGAATGAACAGAAGTCATCACCTTGGGATAAGTCCGCACCCATCGCACAAGTCATCTTCCAGTAGTCACGTTTCTTCTGTTGAGGTAATGTTTCTTCGTATGTGAAGTAGTATGTATAACCTTCCATAGGTATACCAAATCGTTTTGCCAAAATATCATTACGAGCCGCTGGATGTTGCTCTGCTCTTTCAACGTCAACATGATAAGTATCGTATGATACTGTAAGTCCGAGATTTGGGTTAGCTTTACGCCATTTGTCAGGTTCATTAATTTCGTCAATGGAATCGAGCTTATACCACCAAATCGAAGTATGAGGATTTTTATACTCGCCTTTGAGAATCTTCATTAACTCCATTTTGATTGTATCGCCGCTACCATTACGAACGGTACCTTCTGAACTAATCGCTACAATAAGGTAATCGTTGTTTTCAGCACTACCTTGTTCTTTCGCTGCACCCTGTTCGATAGCACCAACAACGTCCTCTCTGATATCACCAGAAAGCCATTCGTCAATTGTCGCTACTTTAACTCGAAGACCCTGAAGTTTGTCGATTGACATAGGTCTTACTTCGAGTACGGAACCTGTCAGAAAATTCTGAATACCGACTTTAGTAGAAGCCAATTTAACTCGATTAGCTTTCGGTCCAGTAGTGTTTTGTAACGAACCTTCTGTGAGGAACTGAAAGAGTGGTCCTCTAGAACGTGTAATACTTGTTCGAATAGGTGACATTACTTCTTCGGCCTGTTTCATGGTCGGAGCTGTAGTGATTTGATGGGTGGTCGAGGTGTCTACGTTTAGGAAGAAACTCTGAATACAAGATGCATACATTGATTTTGCCGCACCACGAGCCACGATTAAGTATTGTTTATTCACCAAACGTTTCTTAATCTTCTTTGTAACATATCGACCACCGTGTCCATCAGGGTTTGGCTGGTATACAGATCGCTCTACGAAATAATACCAACCGAATATTTGTTCAGCCCAAAGTTTAAATGAATCGAGTAGATGTAAGTTTTCACCGTCTGTTAGTGTTAACTCATTCTCGCAGTAATTAATAAAACCCTGAATCGCTTGGTCGTCATACCAAATTCCAGGGTTATCAATTAATTCGTCTATTCGATTCATTTCTAGGGCGATTTCTTCATTAACTGGGATTTCCCCTCGCATTACAGCATCTCTGAATCTTCCATAATACTTAGGGGTTGCTGTGTTGCTTAACGCCATGTTGTGTCACCTACCTCGAATGGTCTTCTAAGAAAGCTGTAGCATAAGATTGTCCAGATGAAATATAGGATTGAGTTGTTCTGTTATTGACAAAATCGCTGTAATCGGACTCAAACCAAACAGTCTCAGTCACGTTACTGTTATCCCACCATTTCTTACCATTCGCCCATTCATCTTTTATACTACTAGTAGACGTTCCTTTACCTTCAACTTTACCAGACCAAACTGTATCGTCGTCTTTTGGTTTAGATTCCGATTTTGGTTCAGACTTAGGTTTGGATTCAGGTTCTGTTTTAGGTTCGGACTTTGATTCTGATTTAGTTTCTGTTTTAGGTTCGGACTTTGATTCTGATTTAGTTTCTGTTTTAGGTTCGGACTTTGATTCTGATTTAGACTCGTTTTTAGATTTAGAATCTGTTTTCGTGTCGTCGTTTTTCTTAGACTTAAGACCAACACCGGTCATGTTTTTAACGACATCATCGTCGATAGGAATACCAGCATCTCTTGCTTTTTTAATACTTTCGCCCATTTTACCATACTTATTAAAAGCATCCTGAAGAGATTCTTCTTTAGGCTTGCCAAGATCAGCCAAGTCTTTCTTCAGCTTCTCCAGATCGTACTTCTTCTTAAGTTTGTCGTATTCACTCTCTGGTTTAGCATCTTTCATAGCTTCGTCGATAATCTTACCAAGTTTCTTATCCATGAAGTTTTTACCAGCATCAATTGCACTAGGAATAAGTTTATCGAAAATAATTTTATCAACTATTTCTTTACCTCTAGAAACTGGTTCGGGATTAAGTTCTGCGTACGCTTTCTCCATTCGAGAACGTTCGATAGCTCTTCTAAGCTCTTCATCTGTCATATCGGCAGGCTTCATCTGCTTATAATCCTTACCAGTCATTTCGTTGGGAGACTTCTTATGTGCATTCTTAAACTTATCCGCATCAGATTTTTTAACCTGCATCGTGATAGTAGTAGTTTCATCGTCTGAATCTTTGTCGTAACGTTTCTTTCCTTCTGGTGTAAGAGAACCATCCTTATTCTGGAAACGTCTTTTACCCCACTGCATGCCGAGAATACCATAATGCTGTAACTCGTCTGGATACGTATTCGTAATGTTCTCCATTTTGATTTTCCTCCTCTCTTAGTTATTCGTTGGATCTACCGCAACATTGAGACGCCATTCGAACTCATTAATTACCTGAGTAATAGCGTTCATATGTGCCGAACTTGATGGAGGATCGAAAAGGAGTCTTACCTTGTGACCCATGTAAGTTTTAACCATTTGCAGCTTGACTGGATCACCGAGATAATCAGACCAGGTAGCATAATCATCTTCGATATAAAATCCTTCTGGCGGTCCGACACCAAGCTGATTAAGTACCATGAATGTGGAATTAATATGCATGATTATCTGATCGTCGAACACAGTGTATTCTTCAGTTATACCTAACTGTTTCTTAATCGATGTCAGTATGCTTTCCATATCATCCCTCCTTTTATTAATATTTTTCGTAATTTCATTACAATAAATGGACCTTCCAGGACTCGAACCTGGGCCAATCGGTTATGAGCCGACTGCTCTGACCAACTGAGCTAAAGGTCCTAAAAATGGACACACAAAAAGATAACACTCAGAGGAACTCACAGGGTTGGTCTAGAGATCTTAAGGAAAACACGGCTGGGTTTAGGATTTGGATGTGTGACCGTGCGAAAGGAAAAATCTCTATTTGGTTGGTGACTAACTCTGTAAGCTCTTGTGAATGTTATCTTGTGAATCCATTTTGATTTTTTTATTTGTTTTCTAAAGTGGTTATACGTTCTTCCAATTCCGTGTATTTGGATAATGGTACGTAGTTATGGCCAATGTAATTTGCTGTATCCGCCACATACCCCACTTCTATCATCGCGTCGCAATCGTTAAAGACTGTGGTGGTTGGGTAGTTGGTTGTGAGTTTCTGGTAAGCTACGATTTCCTCGGCTGGAATGTCGGTTTCGATTGGGGTGGCGAGGATATAAAGTATTCTCAAAGGCTTTCCTGCGTCTGATAATTCTTTCAATCTACTTTTGGCTGCATTTAACAATTCATTAGTTGTTGGATACAAGGTATTATCTCCTACACCTTTGATTCCGCTTAGGTGAATTACAATCCCACCTTGTGCACACGATAGTGTGTTGTCATTGTTCATTATCATAGAGAAACTTCTAACAACTTCCATAATATTACTCATTCCATTTAAATATTGAATGGTTTTATTTTCTGGATAAAATATGGGCAAATAATTTTCTCCAGTGCTATATCCACCCAAAGTTTCCATTCCCGTAAATTCATACTCAAATACCCTCTGCACATACTTTCCACTCTCATAATCCTTGGTATCCCCAATGTAATACTGCTCTTCTTCATCATCCCACCAAACACCAGACATATGTACTGGACTGTTGGCAATCGCATCTGGAGTGGTTGCACCAAGTGGGATGCCTGGGAGTCCAGAGGATACTGGGGTGATGAGGGATTGTGGGGTGTTGTAGGGTTCGTATGGGAGGACTGTGTCACCGTAATTGAGCATAATTTCAATTTCAACCGAGTTATACACTTCTCCAACTTGTATACCGAGTAATACTTGCGCAAAACCGTCTTCTTCTAATGTAAAAGTATATGCTTTTTCAAATCTCAAGTTAGTCTCAACAACATTGGACGCATTCGACTCGTTTGTATTGTATTGTAACATCCAACCTTGTTCAGGAGTATTTCCTTTAATGTCTACACTAATTGTATATGTTCCTTTGGGTATGGATTGTTTTTGTACATTAACCCAATTACCAGTAGTACATGTTCCACTAATAACGCACTTATTACCATTACCAGTTATTGTTACTCCGCCTATTGTTGTCTTTGCGTTCCTTACATCAAACAAATTCCCCCCAAACACCTCAACCCTAATCTCTTTCTCCCCACTGTATGGGCGGTAAGGGAGAGCGGTTGTGCCGTAGTTGAGCATTGGGTAAATTTTTTCGTCAACGGTTGTACCAGAAATAATCAGAATATAAATATGGACTAAACTTTCTGAACCATCTAACGTGAATGACTCATGTCTTTTATAAGTAGTTACACCATCAGCCGACGTAATCATAACCCATACAGATTTTTGGTTATCGCCACCGCTTATACGATACGTTCCTTTAAATCCAGTTATATCGGCAAAAATACCATTATTCCTTGTAGAGAAATCCTCAGTTGCAGTACCTTTTATACTAACTACACCATTCTTGCAACTCCAAGTAACACCTTTAATAGTATTCTCTTCCACATCTGGCAGATTCAACAAATTCCACCACTCGCCCAGATGTTTCAACTCCTGCTTGTAGTCTACGGATGGGCTTGGTGCTCCGCCTGTGTAGGGTTCGAAATTAGCATTTTCTACCGCTACAAGTCTTGGGTATAAAATCATACCATTTGTGTATGTTTCAACCATCAATTGAATATAAGGACGTATTCGGCTTACATTCTCTGTGTATGTAAAGCTCCCCGAAATATATTTCAGTTCTTCACCTATATAAACACCTAATTGACAAAAGCCGTATGCGTAATAAGTCTCCCCTACAGTTAACAAATTCAAATCGATATCTTTTCCCCATTTTGTTAAAAAGATACCATTTTCGACAGTTGGCGTACCAGAACAAGTAATTACTCCGTCTTTTATTGTGATCGTAACGCCATTCGCCGTATAAACGTCATCTGGAAACTCCGCCAACTGCGCCCCAGTCGTACTCTTCTGCGTGGTCTTTCCGAACAGTTTCATGCCTGTAAATGGATTCTTACTGGAGTCTTTCGCTACCATGCTCTTTCCAGACATTGAACGGGCGATTCCTGGGGCTTTTCTTTTTTCTAATTCGTAGAATTTATCGCCTGTGGTTTTGGATTCTGCGGCAACCCCTTCTACTGATAATGTGGTATCGATATTGTCAATAGATCCCTTACTACCATTTTGAATTTCGACATTATAGGATGTTCCGTCGTCGAGGGCAATATTAACGACGTTCTTACCTTTGTCTTCTGTCGCAACGGTAGTTTGGGTGATCTTCTTAATACCGGTACCTTTTTCGCCTTTTAAGCCGAATACTTGTAATTTCTTAGTTGACATATGTTATCGGCTCCTTTACTTTTAATTAAACTAATGCAGATGTCCAAGGAATAGTTCCTTCAGCATCCTCATACCAATTACCGTTGATGTAGTATTTCAAACAATACTCTTCGTCGTAAGTTGGAATTGGAATATAGTATGGGCTATCTACAGGTGAAGTCATCGTGTGAACGCCAATACACATACCCGTTGCTAAATCAATTTCAGCATAACTATAAGCGTAATTCATTGACATATTATTTTACCTCCTTATACATAAAGAATCTGATAACTTGGATGCCACCAGATGTATTCGTAATTCCATATTCAATTGTTTTATTCGTTGTATTTTTGGTTAACGTAGCGACTGCTGATGTAGATTGAACCGCATACACTTTATCACCAATCGATACTCTATCCGTGGAAACGCTATTCGCCAAATTCGTATTATATGAACATATCATGCTTTGTATTTCTGTAAAATCATGGTAATCGATATTGGGATCTCGATTGGTGATTTTAAAATCACTACCGTTAGGAATTATAGCGACTCCCTGCCAAGTATGATAAGCCGGGATTTTAGCTGTACCTTTAGTCACACCATTCACAGTAAGTCCAGTCGTACCTTCTCGAATATCATTCGCTATAGCGGTTAAAACCACTTCTTCGTGAGTCATTACCGCGGTGTATTCGTTTCCGTCTTCCGTAACCAACACAAAACTATCAGCTGGGACTTCTAATTTTTTAATTTTCTTAGCCATTTGACTTAAAGTCATTTTGCCAGATTCACCAGTCACTGTTCGAATAGCATTGGCGATATCTGTTAATTGTTTAATATACGCCATTCAAACATTCCTCCAGTGCTGCGTGAATCAATTCGTTAATATGTTCGTCAGATGGATACTGAGCTCCTTTTTCATCGAGATATGTTCGAATGTTTTCGCTTACCTGCTCCTCGGTTGGAACTGGTTGATTATCTCGTAAGAAGATTTCGGTGTCCGCTGCGTAAGTAACTTTCATATGAGCTTTCGAATCATTTTGAATCGTAGTCGTATAATAATTACTATGTAAAGCTTTATAAGCTGCTACTTCTTCGTCCGTAAGTGGCTCGTATACTGGAGTTCCAAGAATATACTGAACTACAATCGGATTCTCACCTACATAATTCGTGAAATCTGCCACCGTACAAATAGACTGATCCTCTAAATAAACGAATATACCATCTGACACTTTGTATATCTTATCTCCTCTACCTTCGCCTGCTGCTAAATATCCCCACAATTGATACTGGAGTTTATCAGCGTAAAGTGGTGATTCGTAATCATCGGTAGTTTTGAAATTAGTACCGAATACATATAAGCCTTCCTGCAATCTATAAGCGTTTATATGATATGTTCTCGTACTATCTAAAGTCATAAGACCGATTCGTCTGACTATTCGTTTGTTTTCGCAATCAACATAATCAGCTACCCATCGCTGTCCTGTGGAATCAATATAATTACCACCAGAGTCTATCTTATTGCCTCGTAAGACGTATGGGAACTTAGCGGTTTGAATTGGAACATAAGGTTTCCAATCGCTGTCGACAAAATATACACCAAGACCTTTTACAGTATTCGTGTTATCTTCAGCTAGCGCCGATTCAGTATTATTCGTATATACAGACAATATGAGTTCGGTGGTATCACTAGGGATATCGATTGTCTTTGATAGCGCATAGGTTGAAATAGGCATATACATTCTACCAGATGGAGTCTTAACATTTAACTGAACTACGCCATGGGCATTTGTGTTGGTGTTGGTAATACTATCGGCTTTAAGTATTACTCTTTTACCCTTCAATAAATCAACATTCAGTGACACCGTGGATGATGTATATGGTTTATCTGAACCGCCAGAAGCAACTATTGTATAGCTATCTTCTGAAATTTCTAAAGTTTGGTTTGCGTGCACGTCGATGTTCTGTATATCGGCGAGATTAATACCAAATATACCGACAAGTGGATTCTCAATACTCACCATTTCCTGAGCGCATTTCATGCTAGGGGAAGGTCTTCCGTAAGAATAAGGTTCCCAAGGACGTTCTACAGTTCCATATACCAACATAGGATACGTTGTTTCTTTTACTGTTTCGCCGTTCGCAAAGGATCTAGTAGCAACCCAAGTAATATCGGTTGGCTCTTCTAATGTGAATGTACCTCTATAATCTTTTCGAGTGGTTCCATCGAATGAATACAGAGAACAATCAGTAGCCGTATACGTACCCGCTTCCAATGTAAATAACGCCTTGGTATTGGTATATGTGCCGAGTAATGTTAAGCTAAATCCACCAGTTGAAGATGCGGTACCACTAACACTACATACACCTTTTTCTACGATTTGCGTTAATCCTCGATCTAATGTTGAATTATCTTCTGAAATATTCAACAACTGCACACCACTCGTAGTGTTCTGTTCAGTCTTGCCGTATACTTCTAATCCGAGTAAATACCCATCAGATGCGTTATCAACCGTTATACCAACACCTTCTACTTCCAATTCGATAGCATCTGCTTTTCGGCGTAAAGCTTCTTCGGCCATGTTGTACGTAGTAGTATAATCAGCTGGAATTGTTGCTAACGTTTCCTGACCTTTTAACTCGATAGATGTTTTCTCTGCTTCAGCGGCTGCCGCGATATCGGTAATTACCGTATTACCAGCTCCGAATAAACGGTTTCGCCACTGTTCGAGAATATCGCTGTATGGGATGATAGATGCTTCACCATTGTTGCGACCAGCTCTGACTTCTACATCGGAATAAATATCGGAGTGCCACTCGTATACAACAGTTCCGTCTGGTGCTGTACAAATATACTGAACCAAGAAACTCAATACACCCGCTAACTGTGTAGCCTGTCTGGAAATAGTCCATGAACAAAGAACTGTTCCGGTGTTATCTGGGTTGATGCGTAAATCATAAATATCGGCTACGTCAGCATGCTCTTCACCGGTGGTTCCATCGATATTGTTATAATGAACTTTGACCACGTTACACAACATCATGTCGTGAGCTTCGATAAATCGTTTCAATTCGAATGTATATCGCTCGGAATCGTGGTCATATTGCATTATCACATTTTTAGTTTCTGCTGTATTCGTGATGGTTCTGGTATCAGGATCGATAATGAAATATGAATCGGAATCAACTACTGGATGCTCATGCACCGCTACTGACTCCGCTAAAGAATTTAATAAATCTTCTGCTTGACTCATATCGATTACCTCCCTTCCTGACGTACAGCAATTCTGTTTGTGCGTAATGTATAGTTGTCTTTCTTTCCGACTACTTGTACTTTAAATATTCGGTTAGCAAGAGCTTCTTGAGGGATTATACATACATTTCGTCTGTTTAATACTTGTGGTTCGTACTCTCGTCCTAGATTGGAGAAGAATGCTACCACTTTTATACAACTTTCCCACTCTTTCGAGAAGGAGAATTCGGCCTCTAGGTATCCCTCAGTACCTGGAATAAGCCCTTTAAAGTCGCATTGTGGGTCTAAACTAATCGTCTGACCTTTTACTATAAATCGTAATGTTCTCATGGACTCTCCTTTCTCCATGGGCATGTATCGTATTTAGTTCTTGTTATTGGTCCAGTTAACAGTAATCCCGAATCACCATAATGGATTGCATTGTGAGTATTCATACTACAACAAATTACATTCTCTGGATCAAAAACTTTTTTACTTCGTCGTGCCACATCATCGATTGTGATCGGGTTGATATGGTGGACCATAATCTTTCCGTAAATTTCAAACCCTTCACAAGCCAGATCACAGCCATTGTCTCGAAGGATGATATCTCTACGAAAGCGTTTCCATTCTTCTGAACGGTAAAGAGTTTGGTTTAGATAACGTTCATATCCAAATGTAATCTCACCAACTCGTCCGTCAAGTTTGAGATACTCGAAGCGTTTTAAGTAATCTCGTATGAACATGAGTTCGGAATATGTTCTATCATTCATAGTCATCGTCATCACCCTGTCCAGCGTAGTTTCGCATAGCTTTAAGAGCTCGTTCGTAAACCTCAGCCATGTTCTTCTGATCTTCATATGCTTTTGCTTTCGCTAGGAGCATTTTGTTTTCGGCTCGAAGTTTCTCCAGCTCTAATTCTTGTTTCATGGAGCCACGCTTGATGAATTCGGTAATAACCTGAGAGGAAGCAGTACCGTCTCGTAGCTGCTGTTCCGCTAGATCCATTGCTAAAGATATAAGCTGATTCTCTCTAGCTTCTTTACCTATGGCTTTTCTACCTCGTCTTGGAGTGCTAGAGGAACCTGCAACCATGGGTTTAGCCATACAGTTGCCTCCTTTCGTGTGTAAATGTGTTAAATATAATCAAATAATGCTTAAAAGAGCTTATGAGAATATGTTTTAGGGGAAATTTGTAAGGAAAGATGCCATTTAATGTGAACTCATAAGCTCGTTTAAGCACTATTTGAAAATATAAATTGTTTTGGCGAAAATCCCCGCGCGGAAATATCAAAG